TAAAGAAAATATGTAAACCACAAAACATAGATTTACAACTATCACATGGCCTCATTATACAAAAATTACTAGGATTTTCGCAATCATTGTAACTACACCGGAATATTTTTCTTTTTTCAATCATTTAAAGCATCCTTGGTTTCTTTATTTAATTCCCTTGTCCATTTTTCAAGTTTATTATATCTCCAACAAGTATTACAATAATTATGATGTGTTGTTCCAGTGATGTTTGATAAACATCTTATACAAAAATTAAATCCTTTTATTTCACGATATCTATCAAATGTTTCTGGTTTTCCGTTTCCTATATCTTCAAACGGACCACCTATTTCTGCAAGAACAACATCAATTTTCAATGATTCATCTCCAAATATTTTCTATAATATATAAATATCTCTGCCGGAGAAGAACATTTGTGTTCATCTGCTTGTGTGTTAACATGGTTAACCACTATTGGCATTGTGAGTTTTGGATCTTTGACATCATAACCATTTCTTTCACATTCAACAAATGCCTGTCCAATGGCCGAAAATACCTGATCGTCTGTAAGTGGTGGTAAAACAATGATGTTCTTCTTTGATTTAGTTTTTTCCTTTTTTGTTTTTGGAAGACTAATTTTTTCTTTGAACATATATTGTGGTTTTGAATCATATACTTTTCCAACCACACCTTCAAATTTATGTTCCTTACAATCTTTCAATAATTTATCTACCATGTTAAATATATCTTCTTTCGTGATTGGTGTTTGCTTACTCCATAATTCTACAAGTGGGATATTAAATACACAAGAATATTCTTTTAATTCATTATAATTCATAAATATATCATGTTCTTCATTATAAATATCAATAAGAACAAGATATGGTTCTTCTCTTGGTTCTTCGATCTTACATGGTCCGGTTCCTTTCATCATGTGTTCAAAATAGAAAACCCATCCTCTAAATTCCTTGACCATATTAAGAACATTATCATAATTTATGGATGCTTTTACTTCTCGTATAAATCCTTCATCTTTGGGTATTCTATTGTTTCGTGATCCAAAGATAACTGAATCTGTTGATTCCTGATACCAAAACGGTATATTCTGACCATCTCTCTTGAGTGTCCAATAGATTGTCCTGTTTATGAGTTCAAGTCCACCATTGGGAAGGAAAGTCATGTTTCTGATCTTTGGATATTTTTTGTACATCATTTCACCAAATATCCGTTATCAAAGACACAATTAAAATTACAACAAACACTATAATTATAACAGTTAATGGTAATAGACACCAACCAATCCAAAGCGGAGCTGTTATCCACCACCAAGACCATGTAATCATTCCTGTAAGTTTGAGTATTAAAAATACTATGAATACCACAAAACTTATTCCTACTCCTCCTCCATACACGTTGTTGTTGTTATTATCTGACATTTGATTTCACCTACCACTACATGATAATGGTAATATTTATATGTTTTGGTGTTTCATTTCTCCTAATTCCATGATTCTTTTCAACATAGATATTGATTTGTCATATAATTCAAAGGATTCTGAAGAAAGTCTACTTATTTCATAATCAAGTAGATTGTTTTCTATTTGATTTTTTATTCCCAAAGATGAATCACATTCATCACATAGTAAAATTTCACTTTCTTCTCTCATTTTTGTGATCTCTGTTACGAATGGGACACAATCAACATATTCCATTACATAGAATATATCACAACATTTAGATTTTCTATCATACACAACAGACACATCACAAGAACATCCATCACATGTTTTTTTAACTGTTTCTTTTGTCATTTTCATTATTCCACCGAACCATACCCTTTATATTTGAAACTACATTCCCAACATACATAAAACCAACCTTCTGGCATTGAAGGATCAAATTCTTTACCCATGAATTTTAAATTACAATGTTCAAAATATGCTGGTTTTCCACATATATCACACTTCGGCCAAAACAACCATCGACAAATATTCCTAATCATCTTTGGGATTGTGTAAGGAAGCTCATAAAACCACATTTCAATTTTGTCCAATCGTGTTAATGGTTTGTATCCACCTGGAAACATTTCTTCCCATGATGAACAATCTTCTGGTTTTGGATTGAATATTTCATCATCTCTGGATAAACATTCAAGTGTTCCATCAACACCATCTGATACATCACATTCTTTATTTGGACAATATGGACCTATTCCTGGTGCATTTTTCAAGTTTGTTCCACATTTTGGGCATGTAGTTGTCATTTAATCATCATTCCAATTTTTTTGATCATCATCCCAATCTTCGATATATTTTTTCATACATTTTATTGAACAGAAAACTCTTTCAAGAGTATCTTCAAAGTTGTATGCGTGCCATTGCTGCACACGAATATACCTATCAGAATCAAAACCATCCTTACCACATTCATCACACGATTCTTCAAACATTTTATACTTCCAATGATGTAATAGAACATCAAATATAAAAACTTAACCACCCATACTGAATGCACGTTCTATGATCCATGTCCAAGGAGGGTTGAATCTTAATTCTCTTCCACATTTTGGACAATCAGTAACTAAATAGACATCTGGGAGATAACTATATGTTACATCATATGTTTGTTCCAATTCAACCCACCATTTCCTAGTCATTGTTTTAAGAGAACATTCTCTACATTCTCCAAAATCTATCATTTCTTTTGTCATTTAAAACATCTCCTTATGACCACAATTACTACAATGGTATCCCACACAATATGTTTCAGTTTTTCCATATCCTGTATATTCGTGCTTCTCTTCTTCGAAGTATTTGTTTGTGTTACACAACATGTTTCCACATGAACGACATCGATCTTCCATACATATTTCACAATATGATACATTTTCTCTTTTATCATCATCATTGTAATCAAAATTATTCATGGTTTCAATATCAGTATCTACATTTTTCTCACAATCAGTACATATTATAATACTCATTTTAATCACATCCAAAGATGAATTATATTCCACAAAGTGGTCCCAATGGAACAAATAATGAACAATTTTCATTATGACATTTACCACAACCATCATGGGTTGTTAGTTCTTTGCAAAGTGTTTCACCACATTCTCCACAAATCATTCTAGTCATTTCAATCACCAATTTTAAGCGGGCATATTTTTTCATCACACCATTTAAACCCAACACCATGTTCATCAGTGATGTTGCCCGTGTGTTTACATCTTCCATTTTGTTTATGTGGACAGTTATAATCTGTAAGTATTATTTTAAATTCATTTCCAGTTTCATACATCTAATCACTCTCTTTCATTTGTTCATCTTCTATATTAATAACCATTAATGTAACAAGACCAAATCTCATACATTTATCATTATCACAATATGATTGTGAACCAAACGACATTACATCTACAAGTGTTTTTAATTCTGTTTTACAACCAACACATAATTTTTTCATTTTAATCACTACAATACCTTACACCACCATATTTGGTTGGTAGATTTCCTTTAAATCGACATCCTGGTGCAGCACCAATTAATTGTGCAATAGACTTAAATTCTTTTCCATGTGTTTTTGTACCATAACCATGTACATGATCTGTTATTGCATGTGCAACCTCATGTAAAGCAGCTTCTTCCATAAATGTTTCAACATCATTGACATATAACCAATTCTTACACAATGCAATCCTGCGCTTTAAGTGCTGATAAAAACATGAGTTACGAACAGCATTTGGAAATTCAATTGTTACATCAGTGATCCCATGTTCTTCAAGAACACTATAACATTCTGTCAAAACCATTTGTTGACGTTCTTCTTCGGTTGGTACTCCTTCTTCGTGTTCATCTATTAGTGTGTCGGTTGGATCCATTTGTTTACCTCTACCAACCCTATTGAAGTGATAGTATATATAATTATTGTTTATGTAAATTTGGCAATAATAATCCACAATTTGGACAACCATTATCTAATTGTTCAAATAATAACCCACACCTTTTACAAATAATTCTAATTCCTGTTTCATCAATAATATATGTAACTGGTTGTGGTGGTGTTTCTGAACAGATACAATTAGCACAAAATTTAAAGAATGCTTCAACAGATACACCATATTCTTTTGTTATTCCATGTGGACAACAATCTAATTCCAATGATGTGCATATTATTTCCATTTTATTGTCTCCTAATTCCTTCTCCACAACTATCCCCATCTTCAACCCTTGGCCAAACAGCATCACCTTGTTCATCTGTTGTTGGTGGTTTTCTTCGGCATAATCCACCCCATTCTATCTCTGGTAATTCCCCAAGACAAAACATACACTCTTTACATGAAATTAATTCTGGTTTCATTAAAAAGATTCTTTCTGTTATTTCTAATATTTGATTGATCCACTTTTTTAGTTTGTTCATTTTATTCACGTTCCTTTATTAATTTTATTAGTATATCAGCAGCAAATCCATACACATCTCCCTCATCGTAACTGCCACATTTGTTACAATCCCACCAATCTCCACCTATTGGTCTTCTTATACCTCCATCACAATGTGGACAAGATTCATCAAATAATCCCATTTTACTTACCACCCATTTCTTCTTACGATCTCTTTCCAATTAATATTCAAACCACAAAACATGTTTCTCCATGCAATTGTTACAAAACCATCAGTATTAGTGTATTTAACACCATCCCGTCTATTAACTGATGTCCACCCACAGCTCTTACATATATCTACTGACATGGCGTTCTTCGGTGCTGACTTGGATCCACTGAATCCAAAGTGTTTGTAAATGAAATCTCCTTTATATTTTTTTCTTGCCTTTGTTTTATGAGATTTTCTAGCCTTCCCTTTCAACCCATCAGCAAAGTTATCTGCTTTTTGGATCATTGTATTACAGTGTGGACATTCTAACATTTATTCACCTTCACATTTTTCACATGTCAGAACCATCTCTGGTTCAGCATGTTCACAATCACAAAATGGATTTTCCATGATGCATTTTCCTTCTATTTGGGTTCGTTTACACGACCAAGGAGCTTGTGGAACACATATGTTAGCATAAGGAGAACCATGATAATGTTCACATTCTGGGTGTTCATCTTTGGAAATTTCATATATCCTTCTATTTTCTTCAAATCGTAGATCCGTATATTTTTTACATTCTGGGCATGAAACCATCCCCATATATGAAGTGAAATTTTCATCATCAATTACAATTTGGTCAGTTTTAATTTCTTTACCACAAACAGCAGTACAAATTGTAATTGATTTCCTCTTAATGAGGCCAAAAAATAAAGGAGTTCTATAATTTGTTACTTGCTTTTTTATCCAGTGTTTCATTTATTCACACCTTTGTATAAATTTGTCGGTCATTCATTTGTATGACATTTTTTGATTTTTCCCGAAAATGACAATATAAACAAATTTCACTTTCTGGATTTTCAATTGGTAGATTCATTTCTATTAATTCTCTTCCACATTCACATGTTTTCATAATATCACCCATAAAAACTAGCATTTTCTTGAATCTCAATATCTGGTCCTTCTCCGGTTTCTATAAAATTTGCAATTAAACTATACGATTTGGATATATGATGCATTTGAATCAATAATAATTTTAAAATTGTTGATATATTTGCAAGTGCAATTTTTTCTTCTTCAGTATTTAAACCATCAGATATGATGTTCATGTTTTTTAATAAGAAATTATCTTCTTCTTTGTCCATTTTTACCTCTCCTTTTTCCTTATTAATTCTAATACTCTGTTTATTTGTTCCAAAGATATTCCAGTTTCCATACAAATATCCAAATTGTTAAATCCTTCCATTTCACGCTTTTCCATTTCACGTAAAACATTTTTTATTATTGGTGTTGCATCTTCATCAGAAATCAATATCCCGTTGATCGGATCTATAACATCATCCTTGAATTGGTCAAGAAAATATTCTTTTACACCATCTGGAATTGTTGGATCATGTAAGAATGCACATATTGATTTACCGCCTTGTCTTCTTATCTGTGTCCATTTTTCTTTGCAATCATAAATATTGATTGGTTCGTCTTTGGTTGGGCATGGAACTTCTTTGAAATCTTCCAAAAAATCATTCCAAACCCAATAACATTCAGGATCTGTAGAATCATGAAATGAAGCACCACAATCACTAAAAGATTTATTTACTTGATGTGGTTTTCCATCAAGAACAAAATCCATTTCACCTTGTGAATTCCAATTCCAATTCCCTGAATTTCCTTTTCCTCTGTAAACATACCAATGTCCTTCTTTGAATCCTGTTATTCCCCATTCATCATTTGTGGCCCAATCTACTCCCATGATATGATCTACGTCTTTATTCATACGTTCAATTATTATTTTGTTGCCATCAATTGGATATTCAGTTTTAAATTCTTCTGGTGTAATCACTCCAGCTTTCATCACTTCACATATCATATCACTGAATTTTGCAATATCTTCATCTGATACATTATCAAGAAATATTTTTGGTATTACCAATGATGGTTTGTCATTTTTGTTTTTCATTATATTAGGGGTTTTGAACATGTTTCATCTCCTTTGGAAAAAAGAAAAGACTGGATAATCCCGTCTAATTCGTGAACGATCTATAACGGTCATTCTCAGACATCTTGGTATCAATGTCTTTTGCTCTCTTCATTGCACTTGCGAACATTGTCATCTGTTCAACCTGTAGTGCCGTGAGATCCTGGACTGATAGAGTGATGTTTCCACTTACAGTGATTGTCTTGAGTTCATCAACATTCTTAACTTCAAGATACTTTCTCAAATCTTCCCTATTATCATGTCCACCAATGGAATAGATTTCTAGAGAATTATCAAGTGTTGTAACTCCACTTTCGTCCTTGTTGACATTTGCCAAATATCTTTTTCCGTTCAGCTCGACCCACTTCAAATCCTTTATTTCTTTTGCATTCATGTTTTTTTCTCCTTTTGTTTGGTTATTTTTTTGTGTTCCTTATCTATTACTTAATTCATCTTCCATTTCTCGTATTCGTTCTTCTTGATCTCGTCCAATCGAATTAAGTTCTTGAATTCTATCTTTTGATTCTTCAACAAGAATTGAAATACAATGTTTACATGGTTTCATACTTATCCAAAGATGGTGTGCATCTAAATCACAATCTACATCAAGTGTATTGCCACAGTTTTTGCATTCAACAACAACATTCAAATCTATTTTCAAGTCGGTCATTTTATTTCACCTACTAACTACATAATGATGTTACTATTTATACTTATTGGTCAATATTCATCTTTGATTTATATTTATCATACAATATTTTTATTTCATCTTTGTTTTCGTTATACAAAACATAACCTTTCTCGAAGATCATACCAAACATACCACCAACAAACCCAATGCTGCACAAAATCAACAATGGATCCACAGATGGGTTGAGGAATGAAAGTATTGCATATGCAAATGTAGCACAAAGGAAACCGAATAAAAAGAATACTCCTGCTGATATTTTCATTTAATCACCATTCCATACTCCGTCAGGTGCAAGTTCAGCTAACTTAAGAAGATTTTTCAATGCATCTTTGGCATTTCCTTCGGTTGATTTCCAATAATCATCATCCACATCATCTCCGAGTTTTGAAATCGCATCCTTAAGTATGGGAATTGTTTCTTCAGCAGTTTTCCCATAGATAATTCTAATTCCTTTTTTCCAAAAACTTTTTTAAAATGTTTGACATAATTATAAGTCACATTCAACCATAGACGTTCAGTTCCACCAACACAATATGTTCCTCCAGAGATGGTATGTTTGTTTTTAATTTCAAGGTTTTTTCCGGTGTGTGGATCCATTAGATATATGTCATAACTCATATTTTCACCTATCAATACAATAACATACTTCTATAAAAACTTTATCTGTTGTCATTTTATTCCTCCACATTCCACTGAATATATCCAAAGAATGGTAACAACCAATCTATATCATCCATAACCCATTCAAACACATCTTCAAACCAAGCATTGGTACAAATGATAATATCATATCTTCCAGATCCAATGACTATGGCATTTTTTGTTATATCTATTACTGTTCCTGTTCCTTTAATATCTTCTTCAATGATGATTTTCATTTATTCACTCTCCTTATATTCACCAGAATAACACCAATCTCTGGATCGTGTTCTGGGCCACAGTGATATTGGTCCACTAAAATCAAAATTTGGTGTTGGAGGTAATTTTTTACAATTGCCTATATCCGGCTCATTTTTCAACCAAAATCTACATTCTTCACATGCAATTTTCATTCAATCACCTTTAATCAAACGTTCTCCTAGAGAAACATTTTATATTTTTTATTGCTTGCTTTTTTCCGACTTTGATTTCCTTTTGAAGATCATTGTCTTTATACTGTGTTAATGCTAACTTGTCATGTTCATCTAATTCAACACTATTTATCAAACAATCTTGTGGAATGATTAATCCACAGTTGGGACAAGATATTCGAATTTCTCCTTCATAAAGAAAACCACATTTCGAACACTTTGATGATGATATTTTATCTTCACTTGGATCCACTTGTTCATCTTCGTTTTTGTGGTTTATTGTTTCTATAGCAAGCACCGCCTTCTTTACAAAACCGTAATAACACGCATGATATTCTAACCATTTCATAAGATCAGAAACCAACATCCATGAGATTATCGTACCAGTTCTTTCACAAAAATCACATGATTCAACATTAAATTCGTGTCCTTTACATTTCGGACATATAACGACCATTGGTTCTCTCATATCACCTAATGGACCCATATATTCATCTTTGGGTACATTTTTAGTTGTCCACCACGCAACTGCTACAGTTTCAAATCCAGCCTCATGCGGTCCTTCATGATTATCATCACGTGTACATGAAAAACCATCACAAACTGATCCATAAATAGAATCATTATTTGACAAACCAAAGATTGTTTTGGGATATTCTTCGTGTTGATTTGGTTTTATTTGTATATATTTTGTAGAATTTATTTTCATTTCATACCCATTAGACACTAGAAATTCTCTGATTTCTTCTATTGTTTTCATTGATCTTCCTCCCTTTCATCATATACACAAATCCATCCACATTCTGGACAAGTCATTTGATTACCCATCCAACCACAGTGTGGACACTCTGAACATGCTATTATTCGGCCTCCTTTTCAGGTATGGCATGATACCACACACCATTGAAATATCCAACCGCCTTATCCGTGAATATTCCATCTTCTTTTCCGATTATTACTGCTGCAACCATCATATTCATGAAATGATCCTCATTTTCAACTTCATCATAAGTTATTATCTCTGGTTTTTCGTTTCCATGTGTTAGAAAATATATTGTTCCTTTCATCATTCCACCTTCTCACAAACATGACCACATATTTTTCCATCTGTGTCACAATAATAATCTATATGTTGATGTGGATTTTTGTGATAACAATGCAATGATTTGCATCCACCTGGTGCATCTGGACATATGTATTTAACATCATCTTCGATCATCTAGATCACCTCTGTAATAGATATTACTTTGAAAGTTTTTCCTGTATGTTCTGCATAGAGTCGTAGTTGAGTGATGTGTTCGTTTACATCATGAAGTGAGTTGAAATCATCTTTTAATTCAACAAGATTTCCATCATTCTCCTCCTGGACCCATTTTACTATGAACTTGTCGTGTGGCTCACTTTTATGGTTTGTTTCTTGGTTCATTTTGTGACACCTCTAATACCCTATAGTAGTGGAAGTATATATAGTTTATGGACCCAAAGATGATGTCCAGGATACTCACCGCCTGGACTCGGTGACGGGACCGAGAGATCCCCGCTCCACCCAGAATAATTTACACCTGTCTGGGTCAGGTGGGAGGTGTGTCGATATTGTTCATTTTTATTCATTGTGTTTCTCCACCATCAAAAACGTGCCATACTAGACCATTTGACATTACCACAGTGCCAATAAATTTAGCATCATCAAGAGATATATCAAATTCATTTCCTGTTCCAAAGATGTAAAACCATCTATTTTTGATATTATCATTATTTATATCTACTATTGCCCATATATTTAATGTTCCATTTTGTTCTTTGACTGATAGAATTTGTGAACCTTGTGGCATTGGAATATATTGACTATCGATTATGTTTAATTTGTATTTAAAAATTCGTTTATCCTTCATATGTGTAACACTCCACATGATGATCGTTCATTATAAGAACGTTATCTGTTTCAAAACCATATTCACATCTAAATGTTGGAACGCATTTTATAACTAGTATTTCTGTTTGTTCCTTCATCTTTGATGGACGATCTTTTATTATATATCCAATAAGATCATCTAAAATATAACTTTCCCAGCATCCACCAGAAATATACCCGCCCCAATATTTTCTACTTGGTTTTTTACGGAACCATGAATATCCAAACATAGAATATCTATCTGTCATCCATGAATATAAAACTCCATCTTTACCTATCCAAATGACTGTACCTTTGGATTTAAAACAAGTTTCTTTACTGTTTACAATTAGTCTACGGTATCCTAAAAACCAAAGAAGTAACCATGTTATCATTTTGTTTCACCTACTGTGAATTCCTGCACATTTGTTGAAATGTACAATTCTTACATATCTTTGTATCATAATTGGTAGAGTGTGGTCTGACAATATATACATCATCACCAATATGATTATTTGCCTTCAGCACACATAATTCATTTGGAATCATTACTTCACATACTCGTAAATCATCCTTTGTCACTTTGTTTTCCATTCACAAATCCTCCACATATTGAAATTCTTGTTTATCCATTAAATGTAATACCATATTATATGCATGCATTCTACCATTTAAAAATTTAATATCAGCAATTACTTTTTCTGTTTTATTAGTAATATCAAGAAGTATTTCTCTTTCTTGCTTGTCCAATTCTATTAATCTTTGTATTTCTTCTTTTATTTTTATATGATTAATCACATGTTCCACCTTCACTTTGTTTTCCATCTTTGGTTTCACCTTAACAACCTAATAATGATGGTAGTATATAAACTTATTGGTCCTATAAATCAGGATCGCACCACTCACAATCACATTGACATCTTCCATACTGTTCTCTTATCATTGGGCATCCACATTCTAAACATGTCATTTACTCACCTCTTTAACAACATGACCAGTTCCATTACATTTACTACATGTCTTAAACGTTTGTGATCCACCTGGACCATATATTTTTCGTTCTCTGTTTCCACCAGTTAGATAAGATCCATCGCCCTTACATTTATTACAATGTGTTACTGTTATCATTCACTCACCATCCTAACCATACTGGTAGATCTTCATATTCTTCAAATGTCATTTCTTTTAATTCTATTGATAATGGATAATCCTCTATATTTATACTACCTATTGTTAGTATTAGTTCTTCTATTGGTTCAAATGGTCCCTTGAGTCCATCTTTTGTTGTCACACGATAAAATCTATGTTGATGTTCCATTTAATCACCATATTCTTCCCTAGTGGCGGAAATTATTTCTTCTACAAATATGAAAGCATCCATTATGCCAACTCCTGAATTAATCAATTTATCCATACATTCATTATATGTATCGGATGTATCTGATTTCCATGCTTCAAACTCTTCTCCGTATTGTTCTTTGTAACATTTTTCATATATACCCATCTTAATCACCAAACTTTTCCCGAAGACGATCATATTCTTGTTTTTCCAGAATTTCTTTTTTTAACTTGGCCGCTTCAAGCATCGTTTTCCTATATGCTTCTGTTGCCATAGCAGCCTTTTCAAGATCCTTTTCATATTGTTCAAAATCCTCTATGGTTGCCCAAAGATATTTAATAGGAAATGTAATTGACATTCTATTATCACAACAACCACATAAATCTTCTTCATATTCAACAAATACCGTTCCTTCTTCAATTGATATAGAATCATATTCTTTGAATTTATAATTGAAATTATTACTGGTTCTTATTTCTTGAATTGTTACTACCACTTCTCGACAATGTTTTTTGAATTCATCTTGTTTGTCAATAAAATCCATCACTTTATCTTCGGTCCAATTAAATTCATCTTTGGTCATTTTGTTCCACCTTTCACTTTTCTATAATGACATGATTTAGTTTGGCATCTACACATAATTTCACTAGTTGTTCATTTAGTTTCTTTTTCAATACATATTGTAATAGTGATAATGGCAACATTACCAAAAGAAAAGTCACCACTGATCCAACTACATTTGCAAGTAACACGCCTACGAATATTGTCCATATTAGTTCCATTTTCTAATCTCCTAATTGTAACAACACCCAAGAAATATATAAACTTTGTTATCCAAAGATGTGTTACATTTTGATCCATTGATTTGTAAAACCAACGGACCAATAAATCATTTATGAATACAAAATAATAATTTATCACTACATATAATCATAAAATGTTAAATTCATCTTTGGGTAGATACTTATATATACTACTACTGATATGTAGTTGTAAGGTGAACCAAAGATGAAAGTAAATATAATAGATGAACATACGGTGGAAATCACATTCTCTGATGGTAAGATTACTATATCAGAAGCGAAGAATGAAGATGAATATGTCGGTCCTTATGGATCTGCTGGCAAAGACGGTCCTGGGTGATTAAATGAAAAACAAAACAACAATAGCAATAGAAGATGGATTAGAAGAACTATATACAATTTTTTATAAATGTGATAAATGTGACAATGATTACATTACCGAAGATGATAATTATTGTTGTGTATGTGGGAGAAAGATTTCTAAATTTGTAGATCGGTGTGATGATGAAAACAAAGATGGTCGTCAATGTATCAGAGGAGAAGGACACAAAGGAAAACATAAAGCATTTTCAGATGATGTGGAGGATTGGAAATGAAATTCACAGCCAATAAGTTAAGAGGATATATAAAGGTAAATATAAAGGCAACCATGGATAGATTATTTGGTGATATATTACATGCTCCTTGTATTTATATAGGAAAGGATGGATTTATATTCGCACGATTTAATTGTGGTCATGATAACAAGATTTGGGCATTCAAACCAATCAATGATTGTTGGAAGTTTTATAAATTTAATGTTGGAAGAATGATTAAACCAATAGATCTTGTGGACCAATACAGACCCGACAAACAAATAAAACAATCAAAGATCGAAGTTATTGAGGTTATGTCTCCAACTACAGGTATAATTATTGTTGGGTGATTGAATGTGTCTTTCAAAAAATAAGAAATTCAAAATCATGGAACGTGATGATTATACTTGTTATTATTGTGGTAGTATAAATTCCGTCATAATGACTGTGGACCATCTGACACCCATATCGAGAGGAGGAGGAAAAGATAACGATGACAACCTTGTTTGTTCGTGTTCTATATGCAACTATTTGAAGGCAGATAAAACACCAGAGGAATTCCTTGAATATATGGCAGTGTTAGATAGTGCCAGACGTAAAGGAATGTTACTAGTCACATCATCACGACCAAATTTGAAGTTACTCCATGGGAATGGCATACATACCAATATAAAGACAATACACAAGTCAAACAAAACAACAACCAAATCTTTTGTGTTATAATCGAGTGTACAAAGTGGGACACCAAACCAATGATATATAGACCATGTTGTACATTTCACTATTGATTTCCAGTGGAAATAGTTTTCAACTTCATCTTTGAGTCTACACTTCCAGTGGAAAGTATTTTTGATCCTATATGTATTACCATACCATCACAAGTATCAGATATATGTGGGTGTTCTTTGTCTATAAATTTTGTTGGTGAATACCATTTATAACCACATTTATTACATTTATATACATTATATAAGTTTTTAAAATCTCCATCTTGTGTTTCATTCCCACATCCTGTTCCACCAATAGAAAAGAATATTTCTTTAAACATATTATTATGAAATTGTGATGGTTGCAACCAAATATATTCATCCCAATGGATGACGTGTGCGATCTCATGTAGAACAACACGTGTCCAAAACATAGTTTGGGTATTAGCATATAACCAGGTTGAATTTAAAACTATCTTTCTACTTAATTGATTATAATAAGACATATGTTTCAACCTACCATCAAACACCACGTTTACATTTGTAATATTATAATATTTAAGTAATTTAATACATCGTTTTATTATTCGTTGTTCTCGTTTTTCATCCCTCTTTGGAATCATATAATATGTTATATCCAAAGATGTATAAGTATTTATTGTCCACAGAAACCACCCATACAGGTCCATGTGTCGACCCAAAGATGATTTGTGATGGTTAGTATATGTACGCCGTTTGATCCATTACTCCGTAGGATTAACGGAACAACCGGACAATCAAACGACCAATACATTTATATACATACAAGTACATTCATCTTTGGAATAGGACACAGACGATCACAACACTTTATTCTTAAACACTCACGGGTGTCCTTTCCACTTTATCATCAATCTTATTTCTATAGTAATCTATACCAAAGATGATATGGTTGATCTATGTCACTGCAAGTTACACAGAACAACAAAATGATGAATTTAATAGTCGATTGATAGTCAAATTTACATTTCCATCTTTGGTTAATTTACTAACAATTCCATTTGTAATCCCACTTGTTAGTGGTGTTATCTGACTAGTAATAGAAATTATTATATATATTGTAAAAAAACACACTTTATCAAAAAAACATTATTTTTTCCTTCATCTATATATATGACCCCCCTTTTTTTCGATTTTGGGTGGTTTTCGATTCCGTGATAGTTTTGACCCCTTTTTATTGAATATATGGAGTATTTCGAGGTTTAACGGATATCAAATTTAAAATCGGTCCACAGAATTGCAAAATATGGAAAAGTAACACTCCATAAAATATATATAATAGAAAGATAACAAGCAGATCCCTATATTATATACATAATATAATACGACAACATGGCTGGCAGTGCAAGTTTATATAGTTTAATTCTATCACTTCACAGTAGTGGTAATAATAGAACTACCACAACTGACATGTCAAGGTATATATAGAAGGTTTGGATATTTAGGCATACTATACCATATATTATTCTAATATATGGTTTGTTTATTTGACTTGTTATTTATGTAAGTATATAAACTTAAACTTCTAGTAGTGGAAGTTTAAATACCACCACTGATAAATATTTCGTTTCAGTATTGTATATAATAATAATAGATTATATACTTCCCCTGACTTTTGGAGTATTTTGGGCGATAGACCCATGGGGTCTATAAAATCATCCTTGGGAAAGGTTTTTATACATCTTTGACATAGATTGTTGGTGATCCGTTTTCTGGATTTGTCGAAAATCCGATAAAACCACAAATCGGGGTGATATGATGGAAGTATTTGAGATATTAGAGAAAGGCATGGACGAGCAACGAGCAGAGGATCTCCCAATGATGATTAACAAATCTTTGGTGCGGAAAGCTCTCAAGGATGGGAGTGGCAAACGTATCTCTGCTGAAGTTATTGATGCGATCAACCTGGTTGTGAATACGATTGTTGAGGATGTGGCTGGATGTGCTGCGAAAATGCCGGGAAAGACAATTGCCTTCCAAGATATACAGATGATATTGGAATTACGACAAAATATAAACATAAATGTTGGATCCTTCCATGTAAAGAAGGTAAGTCAGAGGGCAAGTAAGAAAATGGTACAATATTTGGTGCGCCAAGCTATCAAAGAGGTTAAGGAAGCTGAAGAAACTGGTGAGATCAAATCATTGTTAGACAAATATGACATCTTGGATGATAATGAGCTGGATGAGGATGATTAAAACGCCGTTTAAGGTATCAAACAGTCAATCCTGGGCCAACAAAGATGATTTGGTATGGTTTGATACGTTTTAAAGATTTGAATGGCGTTATGGTGGGTTTAAGGATAGTTTATGACACCGTCTATGGATTACATTTGAGATCATAGTGAAATAACATTTTGATAATTAAAAACAATATAATTATTAAATTGTTCAATTGGTAGGGATTTTGACCAGACGAAAATTTAATTTAGTGGTTATTTCGGTGTTATAATCGGTCATTTTACTCTTAACCAAGTGGTTATTTGGACATTTGTCCAGCAAAACATCTTTGGGGTAGGAAAGTATTTATACTACGTGCATCATATAGTGGTTTACAAACGGATGGAAACACTGTAAGAAACCGGGCAGACCTGTATCACTTCGCTGGGACACAGCTCGGTTGGACAAAATCACCTCTTTTTTGTGTCCCAGCACCCTCAATTGGTAGAGATTTTTTGGAACTTGGTTTATTTTTTATCGGAACGACAAATAATTAAACCAAAACGTAATTGACTCAATTGGTAGAGATTTCTAGCTCCAGAGAAATATATTTATAACTTTTCGGAAATATAAAAGGTCGTCAATTGGTAGAGATTTTTCGATATTTATTTTTATTTTTATTTTTATTTTTTCTGAAAAATTTTAATGCGGATCGAAAAAATCCAAAAATTTTGAAAATAATTATTTTTTAACCTCAATATAAAGAGAATCCTTTTTCGATCAATATATTCATTCGAAAATTTAAATCCTCCAATGAATAAATTTTTATTCCGATCATCGTTCCGACAGTTTCAATTTCTGGGCTAATATCAAAACACTCTTTGGATACCTCAATAACCGAGAATTCTTTTTGCCATTCATCGACCAATAGTTTTTTATATATTTTTTTCATTTTTCCACCTCATAGCAAGTATTCTTTTATCTCCGGTTTTGGATTTTTATCTCTCTTCCTAGGCATCGAGTATGTATGGATTTCTATCGGTGTCGAGAAATTTATATCCGTGTTTTTTATCTCAACCGGAGATTTAAATTCGACTGTTATCTCTGGTGTCGGGGGAGTAGGTTTTAAATTCTCACCCAGGGATAAAAACAAATCTTTTATCGGTCCTTTTAATATTATTGCCGAACCGATAATTCCACTCGTGATCCCAAGAGCGACCAATGTGCTATCGACCATTTTTTCACCTCTTCTTTTTATTTGAAAAACAAATAGAAAATTTAAATTTCCTCCTCTATATCGTCACTATATACGATCTTTCCGTTCACTCTTATCTCGTATCCGGTCTTTGTCTTTGTTGTTTTTATGTTCATTTAATCACCTCTTTTTCCCATATCTCTTTTATTTCGGATTCCGATAAATTATATATCGCCAACTCTGGATATGAGGATAGATATACATGCGGAGCGAATGGATCATCACCCTCCAACATTATCCTCTCTATCAGCTGGCACACTGCATTTATCGTTTCGTTGTTCGATTGGGTTTCATCTTTGGACATTTTTTTACACCTCTACCACTCTATACCTGTGTGACTATATAATAGTATATCCTTTAAGTTCCAATTCAAGGTTGATGATCCCTAGTCAAACACATAAAAATAAGTTCCACTTCATTTTGGAAGCAAGTAGGGTGAAAGTGAACTTGAAAGTTGAAGTTAATTAAATCTCTCGATCCAAGATTATTTAAATGTTAATATCTTATTATTAAATTCACTTTTTCTCGACAGCTTTTTCCTTGTCATTGTCACCCTAGAAAAACCGTGAGGTCAATTTTTGAAAAACCCACTTGTTAGTGGTGTAACTCACAAGATCATATAGTAGACATAACGGGATAAAATTAAGTTGAGGTGAAACAATGAACCAAGCGACATGTTGGTTTCCCGTTATATCAAAACAAGTATGTTGTCAAACTATATAAACTTTTCTAAACATATTTATACATCTTCGGGTTACTCGACTTTGCAAGGCGATTAATTTCTCCTTACGTGTGAAGTAACTCTTTTATATATTTACATAGGTAAGGAGTGGTCTATGAGTAAGTTTGCGAATAAATTTATTAAGAGATGATTTACAATCTTCAGTCATCATTCTCACCAACGCCTTTGATATATGTAGTGATTGCATCCAAAACCTCGTTGTCACTAGGAAGACAATCTTCACATATTTTTATCTCTCTAAATGGTGATGTTATTGTACCACCAGCTCCATAAGGCAGTGTACCAGTAGATTCTTTCCAATGTCTTTTGATTGTTGTTACATTGATCTCACAAGTACACTTTTCACATAGATGTTTTCCACATCCTATACATTCTGAAGATTTTGTATATTTATCATATGTATATTTAATAAAACGACCACACATGTTGCAAAATATACCTTCAATTACTTTTTTAGTCATTTTCTCACCTAATTCATCATTGGTTAACTTCTATTTATACTTTTATGTTGTTTTGTAGGTTTTTCAAATCTATAAATCAAATTACATAAATTCCATTATACTATCTGCTTCTGGGATAATTGGTTTTGGATTTCTATCGTAATCATCTATATCAATAGACCAAAACAATTCTTTTCTGTTAGCCCAACGATATATTTTCTTTGTCCAAGGAGTGGTTTTATATCTCATGACATACGCACCAGTACCTAATTCCTTCAATAATCGACATCTATATTTATCTTCATCTTTGGTGGTATTGTAACCTACCAATACAAAAAATTGAACCATTGATCTTATATTTATCCCTGCATCTTTCAACATTTGAATACCATCAACCACCTTTTCTTCATACTCCATACCATCAAAGGCAAAATGTAAGGTTTCATAATATTTTAAATCTGCCAATCTTCCTGCGATTTCTTCTGTCAATATCCTAATATCAAACCCTTGATTGTAAGCGATTTTTAATCCTTGTTCCATATACCAATCTGTAACCTCAAAGAACCAATCTTTCATAGCATAACCATTACTATCAAGTAAAGTTATCTTGTTAAAGTCCTCGTTATGAAACTCTCTCGGATGTTGCCATTTACATATCTTGCCCTCTTTCTTTGGCACTATACAAAAACCACATTTCCTTATGCACCCTCTCGTTGTAAAGCCCATTGATTTGTCGTTGTCTGGATATAATGAATAGTCGGGTTTCAATCTTTCAATGTCTGGATCAAGTTTTGTAGTTAAATCAACACCGGATCCACCAATGATTGTTTTTATCCCACGTTGTTGGTAAAAATCTCGTGCATCCAATGCACCTAAACGATTTTCTTTCCAAATACAAGAAATATATACCATATCTGGGTTATGAATATCCCATCCTGGAGCACGATTATATTTTTCAAGAACAACTATATCACCACGATCTTTATGGTATTGTGATAACTTCATAAGGGCTAGATTTGGGAGTTTCCCATCAATTTGTATCAAAAGAACTTTCATTTTCACCTTATATTAAATAATTCTATTATTTTCAAAAGAAATCCTCCACTGATTCAACATCTAAATTACATCTTCGGACAGCAATTTCACGATATTTATCATTGAGATCAATTCCAATACCATGTCTGCCAAGTTCCTTTGCAACCATAATTGTTGTCCCACTTCCGGCAAAGGGATCTAGAACGATTTGTGGTACGATTTTTGCATTGCAATCACATGTTGGTTTCCATCCGATTGTTTTATTTGTTCCTCTTTTTTGTGTAACATATAAATTTGCTTTTTGTCTTGGAACACCTTTTTCTATCATTTCAGTTATACCTTTTTCGTTGCTTTTGTTGGTTTGTATTTTCTCAATTTCTCTAATCCAAGGATTTCCACATTTCGAGCATTGTCCTTTGGCACTTGTTCCAGCTTTTATGCACAGTTCTGGTAATTCTGGCGGAAATACTGCGAAATGAGCTTCCTTATACGGTTTTGTATTAATTGTCCACACCGAGCGTTTGTTTCTGCCGTTTGGGTTGTTACCACATCTACCTAAATTTGTTGGTGCTTTTCCGATGAACGATTTTTCTTGTTCAGTGGTTTTTCTATCCGATTTATGATTTATTGATGGGTGGTCGTGGTTTTCCCTTATTGCATCAGAATCGTAATAATATCTTGCCGATTTAGTCAACAAAAAGACGTATTCGTGGGATTTTGTGCATCTGTCGGTAACACTTTCTGGCATAGGATTGGGCTTTGAGTTGTGTGTTAATATACCACTTGCCAACGAAAATGTATGTGGGTAATCCTCAACACCCAAGTCATACACATACCTACATCTTGCTTTACGAATTTCAACCACTTCATTTCTTGATTTATTATTGTGGTGATTAGATACGGTTTTCCTAATTTCGCCTCTGAATGATGGGTGTTTTTTCCCTGTTACGGTATTTTCCGATATGTTGGGTTTTAATGTTATGGAATATCCCAGCCTTGCAGACAACGATCTCAAATCACGTTCAAGATTATAGTTTCGTGTGAATCCGAGTCGCCACCTTTTATTTTCCTTGTCCCAATGACCGTCACCTTCCAGATACCCAGTTAGTAAGTTATCCAAAAACTTGTTATCGTATTGCCAACATTTATTAGACAGTCCTTTGTTCTTTGCTATTCTTCCAGAAATATGTTCAGTTATGATAGCATGAATGATTCTACCATAAACCCGGATGTCCATTTTATTGCCGGATATTGTACGGGTACAAGAGCCCCCATAATACTTCACCATTTGCTGTATGCGTTCCCACCGAGTTTTTTCTTTGACATGTCCCGCTATCTGCAACGCACTTCCGCTTTTAGACCCTTCCGCCAAATAGATGCCAATAAACCATGCCATTTCAGCATTGATATATTCTGGTGTGTTCCCATCGGGCAACATAACAGATTCAATTACATCCCCAATTTCGATTTCCAATGCTTCTATATTTCCTCTTTCGGTTGGGAATTTATGATTTGGTGTACATGATATTCTTTCTCCGCTTCGTAAAACCATTTCCAACTCATCGCCTTTTCGTTTAGATTTGTTCATACCGAGTATATTAGTCCATTTATCACCGTTCCATAATTGACATTTTGTCAAATCGAGTCGGTATAAATCTTTCACCGTCATCGGCATGATTCCCTTCTGTGATTTGACGTATAGATAGGTTCCTCCTGATAGACACCATATTATATCCTGGCGTAACCACCAACCGTCCTGCTGAAGTGCAAATGCGACACGCCACGGGATTCCAACCAAATCTTTTGGTTTGAGTCCACTTGCTTTTAATTTATCCATTTTTCCACTTGATTCTACTCCAGATAAATTTCTACCACCCGATTTTGCAGAAGAATCTTTGAATCCTCCTCCATTAAATGATCCAGTAGCAGATGAAGCATAACTATCGCCCAGGTTCAACCAAACATTTCCATCGTCACGTAACACCCTTTTTACTTCACGAAAAACATCAACTAGGTTGGCAACATATTCTTCTGGTGTTTGTTCAGTACCAAGTTCGTTCTTTTTCTCTGCATCATCATCGGGCAAATATGATCGCAACCCCCAATAAGGAGGACTTGTAACAACACACTGAAAATGTTTATCTGGTAGTGTTTTCAACACATCTTTGGCATCACCAATTAAATATTCACTTTTCATTTTATCATCCCATTAACAAATTTAAACAGTTTGGATATAGCAATCAAATCTTCTTCTTGCAATAATTCGTATTCACTTCCTGGTCGATATGCAAAAGGCACATCTTTGGTAGGTCGAAAAATGAATCCTCTTGGTTGGTTATTTGATGTTATAACTCTCCATACAATACCACCATAGGTTATATCCTCGATGCTCCATCCAGTTTCTTGATCTATGTGTTGCATATCCAATCTCCCTTTTCATCTGACCATTGTTTCCTGTGAAGAACATACATAGCAAATCGTAACCACATTTCAGATATTATCATTGATGCAGATTGTATAGACATGAAATCAATGAAATAATTCAGCGTTGTATATGAGTTCCAACCTTTCTTATCCATTACCATATCTTGCAACTGCTCTTGGGTGTATTTTCCACCATATCTTTTTTCGAATATACTCCTCGCCCATTCATCTATCCTCTGTTGTGTTAGTGGCTCCGTACTCATGAGTGTTTTGTCCTCACATAAACCCAGATATTCATACGCCTTATCCATCATCATATTAAAATCACTCATATCCAATCCTCCTTCTCGCATGACCATGATTTTCCATGTATAATTTCCATAACAAAACATAACCACATCTTATTCCAATTGTGAATATGACCAGTATCTAATCTTTCAGTAAATTTTCTAAACATAACTAATACAAGGTCAAATATTGCTTCTTTTTCCCATCTTGGATACATTTTGGAATAATGATTAAATGCCATCTCCTGCAACTGTTCCTGTGTGAAAATGTATACCCATTCACTATCATTCATTGGTATATTTTTTGAATCACATTCCGTGCAGAATGTATTGACCTTGTTCGGGTGGCTTTTCATAATGAATTTATCACCGTCAAACCACCTATCCCTATCTGGCAACAAATACTCAAACGCCTTCTCGCACTTCAGGTTAAAATCGGTCATTCTTTTTTCCTCCTATGTTCATCCACCGCATTGGTCCTCTTCTCATGAAAACCAGCTTTCGCTCCTCTCGTTTGCCCATCTCCAATATCTGCTCTTTTTGCAAGTCGGTGAGTTTTACATCACTCATATCATCAATTATTTTAAAAAATCGTTTGTCTTCTTCATTCATTTTAAAACCTCTTAAATAATTTATTATATTCAGTCATGTTTTCCACTACCAATCCACTGACAATATCTGTGACAGCATCCTTAACCAAATCAAATATAGCAAGTTGAAAGATCTCAACACCCTCTTCAATGATACTAACGTCATTCATTCCAGTTGAATATATTCTTTCTTCTCCATTTACAACAATTTTCAGGACAACAACTTTCATTCTTCTCTTTGGATCATCATGGATAAGAATAGCAGTATCAATATTCGTATTTTCTACTTTATATTCATGCATAATATTCTTAATAACTTCCTCTGACATTTCATTCAATAATTTCACACTTTCGTCTGTTGGTGCTTTTATTTCCTTGACAGTCTTTTCATATGGTATATATACATCCATTTTATTCACCTCATAAGGTCACCCAAAATATAATTGATAAAACAATAGCTATGCCTATTAAGGTAAGTAATGAAGTATATGGATAATTTCTTTCCAGCATTCTTGTCCAATGATTGAATGAATACCATTTATCATTCCATTTTTCTTTTAAATATGAAAAGAATGATTTTAATTTGTCCTCGATCTTGTCTATTAGTTTTTGTGTTTGTATTGTCATTTTATTCACGATCCTTCAACCAACAATCTATGCACAATTCCTTTGGATTATCTTCCATAAAATCTAAATGATAGGCAATTGATAGAGCATTATTATCTAATATCACTGGACCACGTTCTTTCTTACATCGTGTGCAAATTTTAGTCATTTTATCATCCTTTACCTCCACAACGAGGACATGTTTTTTTACCATATAATAAGTGTTTGTATATGCCACTACCTCTACACCCATTACATTTATTAAAAATTCTACAATAAGTAGCAATGATGTTTTGTTTTATCTCCCATATTTTAGTATCACTTTTTTCAGTCATTAAGTCACCAAATTATATGTTTTCTTGAAAATATCATCTCTACAAGGATAGATTTCTCCTGCCACTCCTCGGATCACCCAATTTCCTTTTTACATTCATGTATTCCTTCAAGGGTTTCAATTAACAAAATTCCATCCTGACCCATCATTCTTTTAATTTTCCTTCCAAGAGTATTGAGTTTTTTAACTTCATCAAGATTCTGTCCATTCCATCGAACTGCGTGTATCTTTACTGGTATTTTTCTGTATTCTCTGATTTTATCTCTATCTTCATCCATATTATCTCTCCTATTCTTGATACCAAGTACCATCTATGTATGACCATGAATAATTAGTAACTGTTACACATGGACATGTTGATGTCCAAGGAGAATTATCAGCTCCACAAACGGGACATATCCACCCAAGATTGGTTGTGTTACACTGACATAAAATTTGAGAATCTGTGGCATCTCCTATGTAATATTTCAGCAATCCACATGTTTTACATCTATCTTCGGTATTAATTGTTTCACTTGTTTCTTCTGTCATTTTATTTCTCCTCCTATTCTCTCCCATAGAAATGAATTCCATTACCTAAAAATCTACCGATCTTTAATTGGCAGGATTGGCACAATCTAGTTTCGGGCATTTTACAATCACATCTGAAGTAGACACTACCTTCTTCGTCAAAAGCCAAATAAATTCCATCTATCAGATAATTAAATTCATCAGTATTTACCATACTTACCACCTTTTATATGTATTATAAAACCATTCTTTTTCTTTCTCTACATTTTTTAATTTAACAATTAATTTATTTATTTCAATTGCTTTGTATGTTGTTTCATCGTCTATCAGTTGTTTTATTCTATCTGCTGTTATATTAGTAAAATACATACCACCATATCCATTGTGGTTAGCTTTTTTAGAATATATAAATTTAGAAACATCAATATAACATTTTATAAATCCGTCATTTTCGTTTATATCTTGATTATCATCTTCATTTGGATTTTCCATTAATTGTTTTATTTCATCAAAATTTTCAGAGGAAATACACATTTTAAATTTCTTTACATCAGACAAATTTAAAATTTTATTAGTAATTTCATCTATCAGTTTTTTATAAGCATCCAAGATCATATCTGGATTAACTTTTGCTGTTTCAACACTAAATTTAACATAATTACCAGTGATTTTGTCTTTCTTTGGTTTATCTTCTTTATCTTTTCTATCACTGAACATTTGTCGAGTTTCCTTTTTTTCTTTCTTACTAAACGGCCACATTATATCACTTCCATTTTATCTCTTTCTTGGCCATTTTAAGAAGTTTTTTAGTATCTTCTTGACCTTTCAAAACACATGCTTTTTGTTTCATTATCATTCCTGTAGCAGCGTCTCTTTCTGTTTCTTCTAAATATACACTTGATTTATATTCTTCTGTCATTTTATTCACTCTCCAGTTGTTCAATTTCTATTTGTATTCGTGCTTTATCGTGCTTGGATCCACCAAAACAAAAATGCTCCATTATAGCATGTAATAATTTGTATCCAGAGATGTTGTCTTCTGGTAGATTTTTGGTATATTCATCTTTATCATCGGTGAACAATTCTTTTCTAACATAAGGAATTTCTTCACAATCTACACACATATACGATACTATAAATCCATTTGACACCTGTTCTATTTTAATATCTCCTTCGTTCATGATCTCACCATTTGTTCATCTATAATTTTGTTAATTCGTTCAATATATTCATCTCTATCTTCTTTGGTTGCTAAACCACATTTACATTTCCACACAATTCTAGTTATTTGATTGGGTTTTTCATGTAAATACATTTCTACCTTCATGTGTTTTCCGCATTTACATGTCGGGTTTGGGGATTTATAACATGTTGCCATATTCATCCTCCGCAAACATTAACATACTCTGCACTACTTCCAACGATACGGGCTTGTAATCCCAAACATCTACTCCAACATTGATAACATTACCAACTTGCTTGAACAGTCCGTGGACATGTCCACAGAGCCAATTGGCATCTGGTAAGACTTGGGTAACTGCTGGATCGTGTGTTAAATGTAACTTATACTCTTCAAGATATAGATATGAATGAAATTCTTGAAAACCAATATCAATATAATGTTGGGCTTTCAGATAATCATGATTCCCCATGATAAGAATATGTCTTCCATTCAGTCGATCTAGGATTTTCATTAGCTTGTGTTCTTGTTCCACTTGTCTTGTTACAGAAAAATCCCCAAGATGATATGTCAAATCATCTTCGGATACGAATTCGTTGAAATTTCTTATCAATGCGTTGTGCATTGTTGACAAATCTTTGAATGGTCGATTCGTGTAGCCGATTATGTTGTGATGCTGGTAATGTTCATCTGCCACAAAAAAGATGTTACTCATCTTCATCATCCTCCGGCCATCCAACTGATATGCTATACACATATAATGTTTCATAATCATATTGTATTGGTAACATTTTATTCTCCATCTGTTATATCTTTCCATTTTGTCATACACATTCAACTCTGGTGTTTTTCTTATGATTTTGTAAATGTATTTTCAGTTCTTTAATCGCTTCTCCCAATGATAGGTTTTGTAAATTAGAAACAAGGAAAATCTCTTTAAAAAAACAACCAGGAAATTCATCTGTGTTAATAACAGCAGATTTAAGTTCATCTTCGGTAACATCAGGAAAGAATTGTTTTATTAATTTCTTTCTAGAACTGGCAGATGGTAGATCAATATGATATATTCTATCAAATCTACTTGGTCTATCTACCATTGCTGCATCTACCAAGTGAATATAATTGGTTGTTCCAAGGATAATTGTGTTTTCCATGCCATTTATACCATCAAGAAAATTTAAAATGTTACTTCTTTCATATTTATCTACACCATCTATATCTTCTAATATAATGATTTTTTTATCTTCTGGTTTTAAAACCGTTGATAAATATTTCATAACATCAAGACCAACAATATCAAGTGGCATTATTATATTATAAGAATCTTTTATTTCCTTAATTGTAGATAAAATTAAACTGGTTTTTCCATTTCCAGGTGGACCATGAAACAAAATACCACGCATATGTGGTAATTCGTGTTCTTTGTAAAAATCAGCAAAATCATAAAATCTTTTTATATCTTCGATTACAGTTGTTTGCAAATCATTATCTAAAATTGGTGATGTTCCAGGTTTTATATCAATTGGGTCTAAATAAAAACCACCAATACAACTATTAATGCGGTAGTTTCCAGGATTATAATATTCTGGTGTAATATCTGTTATTTTATCATATGTTTCTTTGGTATCTGTAAACAAAAGTGATATTCTTTCATGATACATTGGAGATATAATTAATGTCCAATTGTCCCCAACCGCAACAAAATGTGTCGGTAGAGTTTTGTTTCCATATGAATCTTCATAATTTCTATATATAACATCATGTAATTCTTTTGTATTTTTAATCGCCCACTTAATTATACCTATCAAAGAAGGTGAATTATTTATAGCATTTATTATTGGTTTGTTTTTAATGTGTGGTTTATATTTATCTTTAATATATTCTATATTTTCAATAAGAAATTGACTATTAGATTTAATTAAAATTATATCTTCCATTTTTTCTTTTGATGGAGATGCATTTTCTTCACTCATTTTTCTACTCATTTTTTCACCTACGTAAATGGTTTCATTCTTAACCAAAGAAGTTGTTCATTCATTTCATTTTCAATACTGTCTGGTAGTTTTTTCGGGATCCAACAATCTGATTCTAATTTTCTACTCAATTCAACAAATTCTTCATATATTTTGACATTCTTATCTTTTAAATGTCTTGGTGTTGGTAGATTTTCATTTCTAACATTAATCAGATTGTTGATATGATCTTCTATTTCCATTCGCCTACCAAGCTCTCTAATGTCCGATATGAATAGTTCATCTCTCATTAGAATAATATATAACATAAGAGGTCGAATGGCATATAGACACTTTTTTGGTTCATTCCAATCCATTTTATATATTTGATATGCCCATCCTCTGGCATGATTTCCTAATTTTCGAGTAATACATTGTTTTGAAAGTTTCATCAGATCTCTAAATTCATTGTGACATTGAAGATTAACGTAAGATTGATGATTAAATATCCACTCTAAACAATTTAAATTTGACTTCAGAATTAAATTCATAAATTTACGAATTTCAAATAATTGCCAATCCAAATATCCAGTTTGATCTATACCAGTGATGGTGTCTTTTGGTTTGTGTAATCCAATTAGTGAACTAGAAGATTCCAAATATACACCACGAATATCAACATCACTATCTTCACGCATAAATCCATATGTTCTACTTCCGTTTTCACACGCAAAAAATAATGTTTTGTTAGGTCGATTAATGATTTCACATTGATGCCGAGCAGTATCTTCAACACACCTATCTCGGTAAGTGAGATTGTCATGTGGTCTTTTCCAAACTTTCATTGTTTCACGTAATGTCACATACTATTATAAGTATATAAAGTTTTCCAAAGATGGACTAATATTGCATATCGTGTAATTCTTTTTCCAAAGATTGAAACTCATCTCTGCTACAACGAACACAGTAAACAACAGCATCTTTGGGTTCCTTTGTGGGTTTTAATTTTTTCCCACACCCAGCACATCTCATAACATCACACATACATGGGGTCGAACTCTGGAGATTCTTTTTTAGGAATTAATTTCATTATTTTAGCAACACCATTAACAGCAATTTCCATAAGTTCTTCAACTTCATCATCGCTTTGTTCATGTATTCCAATTTCTATATCACCAAAAGAAATTGATAATGATACAAAATTCTTTTCTGTTTGTGGATGGGTTGATTGTTCTGTGTGTTCTGGATCAACATCTTCTTCGTCAATTGGTTCCAAGTTAGCTTTCAAGGCATCAATGGTATCTGGATTATTTAAATAAACAATACCATCATCTTTATATTTTTGTATTGTTGCTTCAATTTCATCTTCTGTAAATCCTTTTTCCAATAATTTTTTTCTAACTTCTGCAAAATTATCTTCTTCTTTTGCTGTTTTAGACATTTTTATTCCCCGTTGACTATTTTCATCACTTTATCCCTCCATCTTGAGAGGGATCTTGGTGAAACATCAATCCTGCGTTTTATTGCATTTTGTTTGATGTTTCCAAGTTGCCAAAGAAGTACACCTATAATAATCTTTTTCTGTTTCCAATCTTTTGGTTTCAATTCTTCAAAACAATCAATTGTTTTTTCACGAATTTGTTCTTCTATAATTTTTGGAACATTAAATTTTTTACATGCTGTGTGTATCATCTGACACCCAAGACGGTGTTTATATCCATCTTTGGTTTTCTCGGTAATTTCATTACAATATACACAACATACTATTTTATTCATTGCCCGAACAATTTTTGAATTTTGTCGATCTAAATATTTATTATTAATTGGTTGTTCAGAAAGTGGAATACATAAATTTGTAATTATTAATTTATTTTCATTATAAGAAAGAGTAGAATCTATATGAGCATCAAAATCTATTAAATCTATTTGTACACCCATTCGTTTTGGTATGTTTAAAAGATTATTAATTTCAAAATTGTTCATCTTCTATCCTTATTCCTATATTCATTCCATTTGCAAATTCAAACATTATTGTATATCCTTCATCTAATAATTTTCTATCTTCTGGTGTTATTTTTAGAAGAAGACCCCGCTTTGGGGGTTTTTGCAATTTTCCTTTTCCATTCATTTATTGTTTCCTTATCATATTTTCCATTTAATTCATCAATGTTGATTCTTTTCCATGTTGAAATTTGATATGTTCTGTGTGATTTTACATATCTTATATGTCCTTTAAATTCAAAAAGTGGACAACCCCTCAAGTGTCTACCCAAAGCCTTACTTGTTGGTGTTCTTGTATATCCAGTATCCTTCAAATCTAATAAAATATCATTCGTATTAAAAACATCATCTCCGCAGATTGCGTAAATTTTAAAAATTATTTCTGGGTGTCTCATGTAAACAAATGGTTCATTGATAAATTAATTTATCAATATTTAAGGTTAGTATCATTCATACCATTTCCTCTTTAGGATTACCATTAAACCCTTCCGATACATCTCTGTCTGCATCGAATTGATACATACCTTCTGGACGTAGTGCTATATTGAATGAAGCATTTACATCGGCATTATCAACATGGTTACAACTTGGACATTTAAATTTCTTACCATTTCTGTTACCTATAAGACCACATCTTGAACACAACTGACTTGTGTATTGTGGTTCAATATAAATTACTGGTATTCCTAGCATCTTGGCTTTATATTCTATCATTTTCTGTAACTGATAAAATGACCAACTGTTCAAAGAATATTTGAATGATTTTGATGATTTAACTCTATTTTTTATTCCTTTTAAATCTTCCAATTTTATACCATTATTATTTTCATTTGCCATATTGACAATTTTTCTACTCATCTTATGATTCATATCTTTAATTATTCTATTTTCTTTATTTTTGTGTTTTTTCAATCTCCCAAATTTGCCTTTTTTCTGTAAATTTTTTCTTATCTTACTATATTTTTTATGAATATGATGAGCATTTTTACCCATCTTGACAACCTTTCCTGTTTCTGGATTTCCAATAACAACCGAATGACCAGTTGTATTTAGATCTACACCAATATATCCCTCTGGTTTTATTTGTTTTTCATCTGGTATTGTTATTGATACAAATGCATATTTATCATTAATTTCAATTTGATTTATTTTTTCAAAATCATTACGAAAATAATAATCCAAATTCAGTTTTAAACAAGCAATCCATATTGTTTGTTTTTCTTTATCGTGTTTTATAACTTGTCCAGGGATTGTTAATAATACGTTTGATGCAGATTTACATTTTTTATTTTTAGAATATTTACGTAAAATTTGACATGCTATTGCAGATTTTAACCCAATATGTTTAACAGCAGCAGAAGATAAAGCCTTTGTTTTTATTCCAAATTCTGCTATCTTTTTGGCTTTTACCAATTCATCAGTGAAATCTCGGTTATGTCTAATCTTGAATGTCAATATCATTTTTCATTTACCTTTTCCAATACAACTTTAACAAAGTCACGATCTTTTATTTCTAATATTTCTGCTATTTCCATTGGTATTGTTACAACCAAGGATCCTCCTATTTTTCTTGCTCTTTTGATATATGATACCATAAATGTTGTATATACTTCAAACTATATAAACCTTTCCTAATTAGTGGTGGAACTAGAAAAAATCGGACATTTCATTTTCTTCAATGTCTTTTTCGTATTCAAACATTAATTGTGGTGTATATCGTTCAAGTATTCTAGGTAAGGGACATGTTCCTTCAGTCATTTGTGATCCTCTAAATAACCAATCTAAACATGAATGGCATCGTTTGGGTATAATACCTTTAACAACATCATCTTCTGGTTTCAAAACCCTATATAATCCTTCTTGTTCTTTATAATATGTTCGTATAGATTGACATTTTTTACAAACATATTTATTCATCTTTGGTTTAGAAATTGATGATTTTAACTTTGTTGATATAATTTTTAATTTGACCGAAGATGGTTTTAATGTACTATATTCTGATCTTGTGTTTTTAAGTTTTACTCTAATTTTCTTTTCATGTCTAGCACTTTGCCATGTTGAAAATTCTGTATATTTCATTGTTTTCATATCACCAGAATCTTTTTCTTCAAAAACAATTAATGGGAAATCAGTACTGATTTCTTTATTTGATGAAGTTAGCCAAATAAATTCTAGTTTGTTATCATTACCAAGAAGTTGTATTATCTTTTCTAGTTTTTCCAAGAATTCTGAATCTGTTAGTTTAAGAATGGTATTTCCAATCATTAACATTGGTAATATATAACAAGTATTAAAACTTTATCCCATTTTAACCAAAAAGTTTATATAGTATGAGTTATAATACTGTTTCACTGATAAAAATGGTCAACACGGATGATGATTTTTTTGATGATCCAGATGAACAATCACGATATATTAATAGAATTAATGAACTAAAAAACAAATTCATTGAACTTTATGGAGAATATGATTCAGTATTACATGATTGGTATATTACTCAAATAGCACGCAGCGAAATTATAATAGATAGATTGGAACGTATGGTAGCAAATGATACTGAAGGAACAGCTACATTAAAACATCTATCAAAAGAAAGATCACATTTAGCAGGAGTTCAAGAACAAATGCAAGTATCAATCCGTTCCATTAGAGGAGATAAAAGCAGAGTTGAGATCGACCCATCAAAAGATTTCAAAGAATTAATGGCAACAGCAATGTCACAATATTTTAATGTTCGGGGTGATGGAAATGACAAAGAAAAAGGAAAATAGAACAATTTCTTTAAGTGATTATGTCCAACAAACTAAAGGTGAAATGATAAGTCAAGGACATAAGAAAAGAAAAAAGGAACAATGGAATCCAAGCTGTGAGATAACATAGGTGATAAAATGACAGATAAAACTATATCAGAAGAATTGAAAGATATTGGAATTGATCCATCAATAGAAGTTATAAGTACAGAAGATGAAGTTGGATTTAAAATAAATCTTGATGATGATCCAGAACCAGAAATTACATTGACAACTAAAAACAAAAAAATAGTTGCTATTGTAACTGGTGTAATAGTTGCAATATCTATTGGTGTTGGATTAGCATTTAAATTTGGTCTAATATGAGTTTTAGAACCAACGATGTTCCACGTGCGGTGGCAGAAGCTAGTAAAGATGAGGAATTTGCTGATTACTTTGATGTTAGAGATGTTAAAGGAAGTCATATACCAAATACAAAACACTCTATAACCAAAGATGATTTTCAAATATTTTTAGATAGTATGGAAAATTATATTGATGTTTTTGCTAGAAATTTATTAACTGTAAGAAATAAACCAGTAGAAATAACACCAAAACAAATGGATGTTGTAAATGTTACTAGAAATTGTCAGTTTGGTTTGTTTTTATTTAATAGACAAGGCGGAAAATCATTTATTGTTGCTGTAGATGAAATACATGAAGATATTTATGCCGAAGATGATACAGAAGAAACCATCATATATGCTCCAATAAAAAAACAAGCAGACATCATCTTTGGGCATATTAGAAAGTTTATAAAGGGGAACAATATATTAATGGGATTTACAGAAGAATTCACTAAAGAATTGGTTCAGTTTAGAAATGGAAATAAAATTACAGTTCTTTCTGCTTCAGATCAATCACATGTTAGGGGATTTTCACCAACAAAAATAAGACTGGACGAATCCCAGGATATATCAGATAGGGTATATCATGAAGATATAAAACCGTCTGGTTCAACTACTAATGCACGTGTTTTTGAAACAGGAACACCCGCTGGGAAAAATCATTTTCATGATACATTTATCGAATATCAAAAAGCAGAACGAGCAGGAAAAACAGACATGAGAGTTGTTACACAAACATATTTAGAAAGTCCTCTTACAAATTTAAATTATGTTAACACGATGAAAGCAACCACGCCAAAAGCATCTTTTGATCAGGAATTTTTACTTAAATGGAATTTTGATGTTGGTAATGTTTGGAGATATTTATTATTAAAAGAACTTACTACAATCAATTGTGAAGAACCATATATAGATGGTCAAGAATATTATGCTGGAATTGATATAGGTAAATCACCAGCAGAAACAGTTGTATCAATTGGTAAAAAAGTAAAGTTACCAAATGATAAATTTTCATTAAATCAAATATATTTAAATAGAATAGGTGATAAATCTTATGCAAGGATAATTGATGAGATCGAAGAAGATTTGAATATGTATAATCCTGTTGTTGCATGTGTTGATTATACTGGTGTTGGTACTCCAGTTTATGATTTGTTAGATGAAAAAATAGATTATTTGGAACCAATAACATATAATAATGAATTAAAAGCAATGATGGTAGATGAATTTACAATTTTGGCAGAGCAACAACCACAACCAGGGATTAATTTAATGATGGATGAAGAACAAACCAATCAATTTGAGAAATTCACAAAGAAAAAACTCCCTTCTGGAAGATTTAGGTATAAACATGAAAAAGGATATAGAGATGATATTGTAAACGCTGTTATTTTAATGGTTCATGGTCATAACTTGTGGAATGATTCATCTTCAGAATTTGCTTTGGGTACAGACATGAGTGCAGGAACAGCCGGATCTAATTTAATCTCTGCAATGTTGCCGGGAATAAGAAATGGTGTTTCCAGTAAAATAGATAAATTTTTCAGAAAGGGTTAACCAAAACCTTTATATAGTAGGATATAAACCTTTCCCAAACCTTTATATAGTATGAAATTGAATTTTTAATTTATCTATGCTAAAAGATGAAAGACCAAATGTTGATCGTAGTTACTACGAAGAACAATCATTTGTGTATAATGATTATTGGGGAGTAAATAATATTGGTTCAATCGATGACGATATAACCTTTGCTTCTTATACTGAAATGAGATATGAAGACGCTCAAGTTAAAGCAGCTGTTCAAGTAATTGTTTTAGCTTCATTATCAAAAGGGTATAAGATTTATTATACTGGTAACGATAAACGTGGATCAGAGATTGTAGAATATTTGGAAGGTGAATTTGAAAATGTTAATTCGTGTTCTAATTATATGGTATCTGGATTAGAAGAAGTTCTTGAAGAAATAATGGATAATAGAATATCTTATGGTTTGGCTGTATCAGAACCAGTATTATCCTATTCCAAAGAAGATAAACAAGTTCATTTAGATAAACTTAAAGTTATTAATCCAGAAACAATAGAAACTGGTATTAAACGGGATAAATTTGGAAATGTAACATCAGTTAAACAAGATCTTTCTGGTGCTGTTCCATTAAATCCAGATAAATTATTAATTTCACTTGGCAGAAGTCAATTACAATCAGTGTACAAACACTGGTTCATCAAAGATGTTGTTACTAAATTTTGGAACATTGCACTTGAAAGGTATGGAACACCATTACTCATTGGTTTTGTTCGTAAGAAAAATGATTTAGCATCAATGAATTCTGCGTTAGATAGTGTTAGAACAAAAACAAATCTTTCAGTTTTAAAAGGTGACGACGTTAAAAAGATCGATGCAGTATCAGAAGGTGAAAATTTTTCACGTGCTGTTGGTTATCACGATACAATGATTATGAGAGGATTGTTAGTTCCTACTTTACTTCTGGGTCAGGAAGATGTTGGAGCAAGAGCACTTGGTGAAACCCATTTGAAAATATTTATGTGGAGAATTCAACGTGCTCAAAAAATGGCATCTGATATGATGCAACAACTTATTAGATTATTAGTTGATTTAAATTATGGAAAAATAGACAAATATCCAGAATTGGTATTTCCAGATTTTACTATCAGGGAAAAGAAAGAAATGGCAGATGTTATTAAAGTTCTTATTGATGGACAAGTAATAAGTCCAGATGAAAAATGGATTAGAAAAGAACTTGGTATTCCAGAAAAGAAAAATGATGGTACTAGTCCAATAACAGATGTTGATGATAAACCACCCGTCATTGCAGATGTACCAGAACAAGAGGACGTAACAGGGAATCCAGATAGTGGCTTGTCTGCAAAATTAACTTCTTTAAAATGGCCCGAAGATGTTAGAAAAGTTGAATCTGTCATGGATTCTGGTGAAAATAAATTAAAGCAACCCCTTTTAAAATATATTAATTTTGTAAAGAAATATCTCAAAGATAATGCTCAAAAAATATTGGATGATGAAAAAGTAGTCATACCAAAAGCAAAACAATCTTTGGTGGATGATGTTAAAGATAGTTTATTGGATACTCAAATTGCTGGAACTATTTTAGCAGCAAATGCAATTTCACAATTAAAAGGAAATGTAAAATTATCTTTGCAGGGAGAAGAGGAATGGGCTTCAATACGAGCAGCATTAATTCTTAATCAATTTAATATAACAATGACGGCAGATGCAATGATTATAATAAATCTTGCTATTGAAGAAGGTACATCGGTTGATGAATTAAGTTCACAATTAGCAGAAAGAGTTGAATTTAGAAAAACATCTCCACAAGGAATTAGAGCAATAACAAGAACAAATATAAATGCTGCATTTAATGAAGCAAGATTAAGAATGTATAATGAAAATTCAGATTTTGTTAGGGGTGTACAATATTCTGCAATCATAGATACCAGAACCACACCATTTTGTGTTGAACATGATGGTATGACATTACCATTAAATTCACCAAGGGTTCAAGAAGTAACACCACCAAATCATTTTCAGTGTAGATCATATTGGATAGCAGTTACAGTGATTGATGAAAATGTGGTATGGGATTGGACAGAAGGAGAAACATCCCCCCAAGAGGGATTTGAAAGAGCAATAGAGGCGGGATTATAATGCCATTGAAAGGAGAACACGCAGCAAGAATCAACAGCCCATCTAAATACGATGAATTTAGAAGAGTTAATGATAAATTTGGTTCTGGTATAGATGTTATCTTTGGAATATTCACAAAAGGTGGAAAGAAAATAAGTGAAATTCAAACAATTAGATTCGACTCAAGTAAATTTACTCCAGAACAAGCTAAAAAATGGTTGAAGGATCATGAATTTAGACCAATTGAATTCGAAGCAGCAAAAGAGGTGTCAAATAATGATGTTAATGAAGGATGCACTCCATGTGAAATATTTGCTAAAAACAGCAATGAAGAAGAAACATTTGAATTAAATGATAAATTGTCATTTGGTAGTGTTGATATAAGTATTACAGAGCAGGATGGTATCGAGGTAGCAGAATTAACTGGAATCGCTTTGGCAGAAGGGACATGGAAGGGGTTATTCTATCCTTGGCAAGACTTAAAGGAATCAATGTCTAAAATGCTACGTATTCACACTTTATATGAACATGAAGATGGATCCAAAGACAAAGTCAAGGGATTCTTATCAAATGTTAGATGGGACGATACTGTTCTAGGAATAAGAGCAACAGTTCTTATTTTTGATGGATGGTTTGTCAATAAATTAAAAGAATTAAAATCAGGAAATCCAGAATTCTTTAAAAATAAGAGTTTAGGATTTTCAGTGACAGTAAGATGTCAAGCAACAAAGCAAGACGGGATTTGGGTAGGATCTAATTTTGAATATGATGAAATTAGTCTTACAACTTCACCAGCATGTACAATTTGTCATATTGATGGTGGAATAATAAGAACGTTGAGCGAAAACAAAGGAGATCGGGAAATGTCCGATGAAAAGAAAAAGGAAGAGACTTCGGAAGAGATTGTTGAAGAAGTTAAGGAAGAAAAACTTTCTGAAACTGAAACAAAGGTAACACCGGAGGACGATGAGCAAGAAACTAAAGAACAACTTTCTGAAACTGATGAAACTCCAGAGGAAACAAAGGAATCAGTAGAAGAAAAAAAGGAGGAAGAAGCAAAGTTGTCTTCAACCGATTGCATAAAACAAGCAATCGAGGTAGCTAAAACCGAAGGCAAACCAGATTCTTTCATTGCAACTTTAGAATCAACACTTAACGTCACCAAAGGTGAACCAGAAGATGTTAAAAAACCCGAAGAACGGGAGGAAGAAATGTCCGAAGAAGTCTCAAAGGAAGAAGATGTTCAGGAAACACCTGATGTGACAAAAGAAGAAAAACTATCTGAAACGCCAGATGCAGTTGAATTATTGAGAAAGGAATTTGAATCAAAACTCAATGATGTAACTACATCTTTGTCGGAAAAGGATAGTAGAATAAAGGAGCTTGAGAACGCACTATCTACAAAAGAAGTAGATGAGGTAGTTGAATCTCTATTAAATAATGGTGTAATACCACCAACAAAAGCAGAGGACACAAAAAAGCTCTTGTTGTCTATGAGTGACGAAGACAAACCATCATTCATTAATATCCTAACAGCTGGACAAAATGATTTGTTTATGGAACAATCATTAAACGAGGATGTTAAAGAAGATGAAGAAACAAAAGAAGACGGTAAATTTACCGTAACATAAAGGAGAGATGAAAAATGTCTTATGAAATTGGAAAAGCAACTGGGGGAGTTGTAGATTCTTCAGCGACAGCAACAGACTTTGTGGAAGGCCTAGTGGTTTCCAGAGAGGGTGTTACTGATTCTGTTAGTAATCTAGGAAAACTCAATCCAGTTATTTTGTGTACTGCTAGTATTAAGCCTTACGGAACTGCACAAGCAGATCCAGATATTAATGAAGAACTTGCTGTATTACACACTGGAATAGTAAAAGGGTGGGATGATACTCCTGGAACCCTTGCGAATGATGACCCTGTTAAGCCAAGTGCAGCAGGAGAACTAGCCTTGTGGGTTGGTGGCGCAGATACAGCAGATGTATTATATGCATATGTAGAACGTATTGTTGATGCTACTACTGGTGAGCTAGAAATAAGGTTGGTGTAATAAATGCCTACAAGTGGAAATGAAGGAGTTCCTGGCAAATGGCTACATGCAGATGCCGTGGACAAAAGAACTAGAGCGCAGTTTTCTCAAATGCTGGACAGTGTACTTAAAGTTGCAGCAGACTATAGTATAATTGGGAATATTACAATTAATAACCCACTACCCCCATCAATGGGATTGATTGGTAAATTTGTAATTTGGTCAAATCTAACTGCAATGAAAAAGCCAGAAGGAGCAGAAACTGGAGAACAGAAAGTTAATCTCGAAGAAGGGGTTACTTATCAGCTAGAACAGTGGGAAGAAAGAATTGCAATCACCGATGAAGCCAAAATTACTATGGTGGACCAACACCTGTTGCAGCTATGAATTCATGGGTTACTGCATCAGATCAAGATATATTGGATGACATAACAGCAGCACAACTTACTATTGAAGATGCTGGATTCGATGCATCTCATATATGCCTAAACACAGCTCAATATAATAGAATTTCTCAATTCGAATGGGTTATTAATTCTAAAATGTTAGCAAAAGACTACATTAAAGAAGTTTGGGACATGGAACTTGTAAGAACAAAAAAGGTTTCTTACAAGGATAAAGATGGAAATGCTGTTGTATTGTTTACTCCAGTAGATGAAATTTTGGTCTTTGATAAACCAGCGTATGCTGTTTTCTCACAAAGAGCAACATCTATTGAACTTGAAAGAGTTGGCTCACGTGGTGTCGATTTGGCATACATGAGAAAGTTCTTCAAAACAAAGGCAGTACAAACAGACGCTGCATATGTTATCGATGGGACGGTGATTTAAGCACCGTTTTTAGGGAAGGCAATAAGTCTTCCCTTTTCTTTTTTTTAAAAAAGGAGGCGTAACCATGGAAAAATGCAAAGTTTGCGGAAAGAAATACAAAAAAATTACTTCAAGTCATGTAGGAACTCATAGTTTAACCATGGATGAATATAATTCATTTGAACTATCTGATAAAGATGATGTTAAAGATGAAGAAATTGAAGTAATAGATGAGAAAATAGAAAATGAAATTACTGAAGAGGAAAATGTAGAGGTAATAGAAGAAGTTACGCCAGATATAGAATACTGGATTTTAAATCCAGATTTTAGAGATGATGATTACTGTTTAAAATGTAGAACAGAAGATGGTGGTGGTTTAGAGATGTTTATTACTAAAGATAGTAAATTTGAATTACCAAAAAGAATTACAACTAATATTCAAATGGCTATAAAACGCCATATTATAATAAGGGTGGTGGAATAAAATGGGATACCCTATAGATCCTACACAACCAATAGAAAACCAAGCAAAGAAATTTGTGGGTGCTGTAGCAGTTGGTTCAGATGGAAGTTTATATCCAATAACTATAGATGAAGTTACTGGGGCTATAAAAACATCCGCAACGTTTTCGGGTACAGTAAATTTACAACCACCTGGTGGAAGTGTTGCTGATGAAGATGGTGTTGGAATATGGGTATCCAATGATGGAGGAACAACATATTTTGTCGTTAAGGGAAATGCAAATGGAAGCATCTTTGGTGTAGATGAATTACCAACTGCTGGAATTGTAGAAATAATGACAGCTAATGGTAGTGCAAATCAAGTTCCTCCAAATCAAATTCATAAAGAAATAACATTATCTGCAAGAGTAGGAAATTCGTTGCCAATGTATTATTCATTTAGTGCAGGATTAACTGGTGCTTCAAATGGTATTGAATTAATGCCAGGAGAATCCAAAGATATTAAAGTTGATAATACTGATATGATATATGTTATTGGTACTGCCAGTGATGTTATGGAAGTTTCTGGGGGTTAATACGTGGTTAAATTTCATGGGTGGACACATTTTGAAGATCAATTGCCACACACTTATACTGATTCAGTTGCTTTTCCAGTTGATACATCAATAGATGGTAACAAATTTGGTGATCCTTCAAGTTTTGTATGGTGTTCACAATCAAGGGGTAGTGATGTAGATGGAGAAGGGACACTTTATAAACCGTATGAAACAATTCAACACGCCATTGACCAGATAGCTGAAAACGAACACAGAAACATCATGGTTGATGATGATGAAGGAAGTTCTTCACAAAATGTCACACTACCAGATGCCGGAATTTATAAATCCGCATCAATACTTTCAACGTCTTGGTGGGGTGGCATCAGTACACTCACTTTTGGGAATAACTGGTCAATCACTATAAACCATAATGTGATTCTTCAAAATTCTTCCGAATCTGGTTCTGTTACATGGGCAGAGATTTGGATGTATGGTGGGACTGTGCAGGGTTCGGTACATAATAATCCAAATGTTGAAGCACATTTCTTTGGCACATTAATGACTGAATCTGTATGGACGAGTATGTTTTTTGCAACCAAATCAGGATTTTTTATAGTACCATCAACAGGTAAAATTGTGACAACTGGTGGGATAAAAGCCAACGGAAAAGTAGAGAAAGTAACAGATGGAACAGCATTGGATGATGGTATGGCGTTTGGTCAGAGATATACAGATGCAGAAGCAGATGTTGTTGCTGATGCTTCTGTGGCCGATCACGTTGCATTATCTGACCCACATATTCAATATCAAAAAGAGAGTGAACGTGATGTTGCTAATGGTTATTGTCCGTTGGATGCTGCTGCACTTATACCCACTGCCAACATTCCAGATGCAATTTTAAACCAACTCGAACCCAAAGGAGGATGGAACGCTACAACTAACACACCAGCAATTGCAGATGCTACTGGTAGTGCAGGGTGGTTCTACATCGTTAATGTAGCTGGAACACAAGATCTTGGTTCTGGTAACATCTCATTTGATGTGGGTGACTGGGCGTTACATAATGGAACAACCTATGAGAAGATTCTTAATTCTCATGCAGTAAGTTCTGTATTTGGACGTATCGGTGCAATTATTGCTGTGGCTGGTGATTATCTTGCTAGTCAGATTAATACTACTGTTGGTAATTTCAATAGGGTGCTAACTGCCAGTGAAGACACTGTCCAGAAAGCACTTGATAGAATTGATGATTATATAGTTCTTGCAAAGACAATGGATGGCGTGATTGCAGACGATATTGAAACCCGATTCGGGATATTTGATTATGTCAAAACAACAGGAATTACCATTGATTATAATAGTCAACTCACGGGTCTGATTGCCAATGAGTTGTTCAGTGTGTATGTAACAGTAGAACCTAAGAATCTTACATATGATGATCAGTTAATGTTTGTACCTATTATCAAGAACAATTGGGTCACAGATCATTGGGAAACTAATGTGAGAGTGAATAAAATGTACGATGATGGTGTTGGCGGGTTGGCTGTTGAAGAATGTGCCACTGACGATGTTACCATCAACATCTTTGCGTTTGTTAATGAAGGAGAGATAATATGAGTTTAGTAACAATTTTAACGGATGCACTTAAAGGTGTAGCAAATGGTATAGCAGAATTAAATGCTAGTGTTGAAGTTCCTGATGCACAAATCAGTTCATCTTCGGTAACACAACATAGTGGAGACATTCAAAATCTTGGCACTAAAATAATTCAAGATAGTGAAGATGCTGTTGATAGCACATCTTCTACGTCTCCTCAACTAGCGTGGACCACAACCAAGACACTTGAAACAGCCAAATATAAAGTTGAATATCAAATGGAGATGGAAGGAGATGGAATCACCTCTGGTTTTACTGAACGATGCTGTTTTGGTTCTATTGAAATTGATTCTGTTGAGGTTGCACGTTTTGCTAATTTAAGTTCCGAATATTCTATTCAGTCGGGGATTTTCTTTCTTGATGCTACTGCTGGTGATTATGATTTTGATTTTTATTTCTGGAGTGAAACTGGAACTTCTGTAAATGTCAGAAGAAAAAGGTTGATAATATCAAAGGTGGTGGAATAAGATGACTGAATATCAATATGAAATAACACCAGTAAATCTAACTAAATTAGAACTGGAAATTGAAGCAGATGAAACAATAGTTACAACACTTCAATACACAAATTACACCGATCCAAATCTTTCTATATTTTTTGATGGGGAATTATCTGGTGAGGAAGAAATTTCATTAGATAGTTTAATATCAAGTCATGATGGACAGCCACCAATCTATTATGAGAAATTCTGTCGATGTTGTGCTTTAGTACAACACATACCATCTTTGTTAGAACCAACCGATTGTCAGTGTTGTGAACATGAAGGTACATTGGTAGATTCACCAAATACAAATGATGTAGTATTGAGAGGACAGGTTTTTAGACAAGACACAGAACCAGTTATCACGTTGGTCGATGATTGGTGCTATTGGTATGATACCAATGATGATACAATGTGGATCATCTTTAAGGTAGCATCCGAAGATCAACGAAAAATGGAGATGAGTTAAATGGGACACACAGATAAACATGCAACAAAGCATGGAGTAAGCGAAGAAGATGACATACACAGTGTCATAGACCATGGAAATGTCCAAGGTCTGGGCGATGACGATCACACACAATACCTTCTAGAAGATGGTTCACGTGCATTGTCTGGGGATTTGAGTGCCGGAACGAAGAAAATTACCAATCTTGGTGATGGTGGAGCAGGAACACAAGATGTTTCATCTGTTAAACAGATGGAAGATTATGTTGCTGCTAGTATAGAAGCGATGGTGAGTAAAGATAATGTGGATGTTGCTACAACAGAAGCATTACCAGCAAATACAAGAACATTAGATGTTCTTACTGCTTCCGCTAATGGAGCATTTCCAACAGTTGATGCCATTCCACCAGCACTTAACCAAGAATATCTTGTAAAAGATGAAGGTGGTGGAGCAAGTCATATCAATGATGGTATTTATACACTTACCACACTCGGAGATGCAGAAACACCATGGGCTTTAACACGAAGATCAGATTTAGATGGTGGAGATAGTGCTGCTGGTGCATTTTTGGCAGTTGAAGCTGGAACATTGAATGGGGATTCAACATTCAGATGTATCAATAATAGTGCTTCTGATATTGTTAATACCGATGCTCTTGAGTTCAAATATTGGGGTCAAACAACAGACCATGGAAACCTCCTTGGACTTGGAGATGATGATCACACTCAATATCATAATGATACAAGAGGAGATGCTAGATATTTCCAACAATCTGAACACATCAATGTTTCAGCAGGAGCCGGAGATGCTGGAAAACCTGTTAAGTTAGATGCTGACGGAAATGTTGACGCAACTATGGTGAACGATGCTGATATTGACCACGGATCAGTTGGTGGATTAGCTGACGATGACCATTCACAGTATCATAATGATACACGTGGGGATGCAAGGTATTACACCGAAACGGAACTTGATGCAGGACAATTGGACAATCAGTATTTCCAAGAAAGTGAACATTTGAATGTATCTGCCGGAGCTGGCGATGCAGGAAAACCAGTGAAATTGGATGCGGATGGTGACATAGATGCTACCATGATAAATAGTGCAGATGTAGATCATGATGATGTGCAAAACCAAAGATATTCTGGTGCTTATGCTCTACATTTAAGAGCAGATATATCATGTGCAGGAAATACACCAGTTCATGGTGATTTTTCTGGTTGGGCTGTTGGAGATACCGGAATGGGAATAGGATTGGACAGCACAGTTTGGCTGGTACGAAAAACTGGAGCAGAAGTAATTGTAACAGTACAATTGTCGTAGAATAGAGTAGAATAAGGAGTTGAAGAATCATGCACGAAGAATATCACGCAAGTGAACATGAAAACAGCGGAGAAGACGAAATTAGTGTGGCCGGACTTTCTGGTGAATTAGCAGATGCACAGCCACCAAAAACACACAATCTTGGTGGTTCCGAGCATGGTTCTGATACTCTTGCCAATCTAATTACAAAAGTTAGTGATGTAACAGCTTTTTTTACGAATATTGCAGGAGAAATTGCTGGAGTTACTGAAAAAACAACAGTAACATCTTCGGATATACTTTTAATCGAAGATCAAGCAGATGGAAACAACAAAAAGAAAACATTAATATCTACACTTAAAACATTTTTTAGAACATTAACTGAATCCCTATCTAGTGACCATACATGGTCCGGGGATGTTGTTACATTTACAGCAGGAGAAAATTTGGTTTTTGGTGAATTGTGTTACATGAAATCAGATGGTAAAAACTGGAAATCGGATGCAAATGCTGTTGCAACAATGCCAGGGATGTATTTAGCACTTGGTACAATAAATGCAGATGCATCTGGAACATTTTTGCGAACTGGTTTTGCTAGGGATGATACATGGGCATGGACAGTTGGTGGAATTTTATATGCTTCTGGAACCCCTGGGGCAATGACACAAACAGCACCATCTGCTACTGGAGATCAAGTTCAGGTTGTTGGTATAGCTACTCATGCTGACAGAATTGATTTTAGAACAGGATTAAGTTTAGTTGAGGTGTCAGCATAAATAATAAAGGAGTTGAATAAATGAAAAATATGATGGGAGGAAAGTTTGATGCAATATTATTTGGAATTTAAAGAAAATTTGGGTATAGATGATTCACTACAACCACAACCACAGATGTTGTGTTTAGAGGTAGTTGATGAAGAGATGGGACGAGAATGGTATGAAATTTACAAACCTATTTTTGAAGGCATTGATCATATTGCAAGAATACACATTCACTATCACGAAGAAAATAAACCATGCGAGGTAATTGAACTTGGGTAGTGGAACGATAACCGACTTTAGCGGTGGCACGTACACCGACACAGCCGACCCATCAGATGAGTATGATGTAACAACCGGACAGTTGAAACTATCATTCCCCTATGCAAAGAAAGGTGCTAACTTGATGTCGTATTGGCGACTAGAGAATAATGCCACAGACGAAACTGGAAACAATGATGGTAATGTGAGTGGTGCAACTTATACGCCATCAGGAAGATTTGATGGTGCTTTTGATTTTGACGGGATAGACGACATCATTGATATGGGTGATATTACGAGTATGGATGGAAAAACCGCTGCCACATGGGTGTTTTGGATTAAACCCGATACATTCACCGCTGATGCAGCTATACTTCGAAAATTAAAATCGAGTTCTTGGGCTTTTAGTATAGGGCTTGTAGACACGAGCGTTGGTTCGCCGTTCACAGGTATGAAATTAATGGTATATGACGGAACAAACTTCGCCCGCTGGGATAGTGGGAATGGTGAGTTGAGTACGAGTATGCAGATGGTCGCCGTAGTGTGGAGTGGCGGAAGCTCGGCATCACTGTATGTTAATGGGGTATCTAAGACATTTACGCATGGCACGGTTACGGGCGACGGTTCGCCAACGAGTATTGCTAATGTTACAGAACATTGCTCGATGGGAGCCAGATATAATGCGGGTTCTGAGGATTTATTTTTTGATGGTATCATTGATGAAATGAAGATGTACGACACGGCACTTTCACCGGCAGAAATAACCGCACTTTACAATTCAAACAAACAACACACTTCAACAGGTCTATGGAAATCTCTCGAACAGACCATCACGGCATCCTCCAAATTACTCAACTCAATTATCACACATTCAGGACTATCTGCAACTTACTACATCGACAAGATTGAATGGCTCGTTTCAGACGTGGTCAAGGCAACTTACGATACCAACATCATCACAGGAGCATCAACAACAATAACGACACCTACAAGTGGCTCGTTTGATGACGTAAATGCAAATTTCACAATTAAAGTTTACATGGTGGGTGACGGGGACAACACACCAACGGTCACAGAGATAGAGTGGAACGATACACCAACAGGGGCAGGATGGACTGGCAAAGTTAACGGAGTTACAAATCCATCATCAGTAAATTCAATTTTATCTGGAAATATATCCAAAATAAATGGGGTGAGCTAATGAATGTTGAAGAAGTTAACTTTGTAGTATATGTCCATAGGATACCAACCAAAGATGAAATTATGGGCGGTGCATTGAATATTATACTGGAAGAAAAAACAGAATTAGATATGAAAGTTGACAAAATACACAACGTTGAAATGTTCAATGATTATGTATTATTTAATGCAGGGAATAAAAAAATCCAATTAAAAGTTAAAGTGGTGGACAAAGATGAATAAGGTTGACCCAATAAAAGAAATACTCGATATGAAAGGGGATATAAGTGATATATCATCTTCGGTTGCCAATATTGAAGGAACCCTTGAAACATTCATAAAAGCCCAAGGAGAAGTAAGTAAAACATCAAAACAAGAAATACATATACTCCGAAGAAAATCTGAAAACCAAGATTCTAAAATTGATAATATGAGATTAAAAACAGAAAAAGATAAAGGGAAACAAGCAGTAATAAATAAAGGGGTTTCTGATTCAATAGAAGGTCACATGAACAATGAAAAGGAACATTATAGAGATCCAGATTTAGATGGAAAATGGGGTTGGGCAAAAAGACACCCATATTTATTTACATTTATCGTAGTTAGTGGTTCAAGCGGAGCAGGAACAATAGGATATTTTGTTATAACAGAAGCATTACCAAGAATATTTGGAGGATAAAATATGTCATTTACATCATTTAAAGTAGAAGGAGAAGGGAATATACCATATGGACTAGAATCAACAATTTACAAAATAAGAGTATTATTTTTTGGTGGTGCTGCTGGAATATCAACAGATATACGATCTGGAATAACAGTTAATATATATGATTCATTAGATGCATTGGTTAGAACAATAACATTAGCAGATCCTGGTTCAGTTTCATCATTTGAGGTTGATTGGGATTCCAAAGATGATTCAGATGAATTTGTTGAACCTGGATTTTATAGAGCAGAAATTAACTGGACAGAAAATGTAACTGGTGCAATCGTTGCATATACTATGATTTCTGTTGTTGGTGTTGGAACAATATCACCAGAAGGTTCAAGAACACAAGTTAATCAAGATTATACTGGTGTTGGTGGAAAAACAGAAAATGATGGAATTGTTGTAATAAATGTTCGTGTGAGAGCAATGGATACAGATGATAATATTGCAGATGAAACATTATCAGATGCAAATGGTAATTTCATTCTTTATTTGTTAGCTGGTACATATACAATTAATTTCTATAAATGGAATTTTGAAAGAGTAGATTCGGTAGGTGTTATAGTTGCCTGAAATGGATTTAATTGAAGAAGCATATTATTGTACTACATCAGATGCAAGATGGAAAGCCAATCTTAAAATTGATGAATCATCACCGGATGATTTTATCCTTGCGATATTAAATGCACAGGCAGAAATAGATTCTTTTTTGTATGATACATATGCAGTTCCATTCACTTATGGGAACATACCACCAAAGATAAGATGGTTGTGTTCAGATTTGGCAGCATCAATTATCCTTGCTAAAGTTTATACCGGAATGAGTCCAAATGAAACACCATATGGAAAAATTCTTTTTGATAAATCTATGGCACAACTTAAAAGATTAGCAGAAGGTGAAGAAAACCTTCCTGGTCAAGTTGTACTGAATTCAACCCCATCAATTATAACAAACACTCAACATACAATGGCAATATTTGATCTTGGACCATACAAAGATGCTGCTTTTGTCGAATCTGTACATGGAATGGATGGATTGGAATCAGTTGAGGGAATAGATGGATTAGGAATATATGACTACTGGTCACTCTTGCGTGCAATTTATGGATGTTGAAGATGCCTGACATGAGTATAACCCTGGAAGGCGAAGAAACGGCCTTAAAGACGATAAAACTGACCGAAGATAATTTAAAAGATTTTCGTGGTGCATGGCCAACAGTACAAATAACCTTGCAACAGATATTTATGAGAAGGTTTGAAAATCCAGAAAAATGGTTGGCACTTAATCCAATTACAAATTTAATTGCAAAACAAAAACATAAACCATTGGTTGATAGTGGTATGTTGAAAGGGTCTTTAGGTTTATCAAATGGAAAGTGGAGATTTAGAAGGAAATATAAAACCAGATTTCATTTTGGAACAAGAGTTAAATATGCAAGAGCACAAAATTATGGTGCAACAATTCCAGTTACCCCAAAAATGTGGGGATGGTTCAAACATCAAGGGGTTACATTGAGTCCATTCAAGAAAAACATCAATGTGCCAGCAAGAAAATTCTTTTATCTTAATAATAAAGATCTCAAACAAATTGAAAAAACTGTTGATTGGTATATAAATGATGTAACAAAGGAGGCCAAGAAAAATGCCGAAACTGATTGAAGATCCAGATGCAACACCACCAGAAGATGGTTATCAATCATCTTTGGTTAGCACATATTACAAACCCATTCGACAAGCACTTATAACATTAATGAAAGAATCTGGTGAATTAGACCATGTTAGTACATGGTTTGATGACCCTGTTTTGGTAGTATCAGATGAACAATTTCCAACTGTATTTACAGGTTCGGAAAACGATACACCAGAAAGAGCACCAGCAAACACAGATCGTGCAAATATTCAAATCAGGATTACATATTATGCAAAACATTTAATGAGATATAAATTAGAAGAACTAGAATGTTTTGCTGAAGTTGTTCAAAGATTAATTCGTAATAATAGAAGATTAGGTTTGGTATGTGTAATTAGTACATCTGTAACAAATGTTGAATTTAATCCATTCATGGAAAATGAAATAGTAATCAGTGAATGTATAATTACACTTCTAGTTAAAAGAAATTCGGAGGGAGGAACATGACGAAACAACACGATATTCAACAGTTGCAACGATTGAGATTTACATTAAATACAACTGTTGATAAAGAACAAAAGAAAAATTTAGAATCGAGAATAGAACAAATAGAACTTAAACTTGGTTTTAGAAAAGAAAAACCAAAGATAGAATCTGGTGCAGGAGAAAAACCAGTACCAAAAGAAGAGAAAACTTCTAAAAAACCAAAAAAGAAAAAACCCAAAAAGGAAAAATCCGATGAGGAGGTAGAATAAAATGGCAGAAGGATGTGTTGAGTCATTTGCTGGTTTTGACGGAATGATAGGATACGTTCCCGAAACAGACTGTGCAGTGACTCCAGATGTGACTCCGGGAACGGAGTATGATGATAGTGATGGAACAAAACGGTTTTGGTCGTTTGGATTGGTAGAAAATGCTACCCCAAATTTTAATCCAAATAATTCAACAAAACGTGGAGTTGGCGGAAGAACAATAAATTGTATTAATCATGGTAGATATGAATCTATGTTGTCTATTTCATATTGGCCCACCAACATGAATAGAATCGCATATATGATTGGTAGTGCAACAGAAAGATTAAATTATCTTCCATCAAATTCAATTGAACTTGTTTGGAATAGAGTTGCACCAAACGCAAAAGAAAGACATTTTTTGTTTAATGGATGCAAAACTGTTTCATGGACAATAGAATGTTCTTTGGATGAATCTGTGAAATTCTCCGAAGAAGTTGTTGGTGTTTATATGGAACCAAGTGATACAGTAACTTATGCTGATTATCAGAGTGTTGTTGTTGGTGCAATGCCACTCAAACCCGATTGTGGAGTATTAATGTTCTATGAAGGTGCGATCAAAATTACAAGACGGATTCAAAATGAAGATGTAAGTTCACAATTTACTGGATCGGAATCTTCATGTGATGTTGTAAATGATCCAATGAATTGGGCTTTAAGTGAAGCAGATCCAACGGATGCACAAGTTACAGATATTACAGTTACAGTAGATGGAACACCAGCTACAGTTACAGATATTACAGATAATACAATTACATTATCTGCACCACCTGGTGGAGCTACTACTGTTTTAGTTACATACCATTATATTGATAAATTTATAAATGCTTCTGCATATACAATTGCAGGAAACAACAACACTCTTGGAAGATACCATTTAGATAATGGATTATCGGTTCCTGGTGAAATTCGAGTTCAAGGATTTGATGTTACTGGAAGTTTAACATTAAACTTTACTGGAATAGAACAATTCACACAACTGTATAACAATGAAGATTTTCATGTTTTCATTGAACTTGGACAATTAAAATTAGTGTGTCCAACATATGCAAAATGGAATTCTGGAACACCGCCACCACTTACAGAAGCAGATTTAATAGATGAATCTTTGGATTATACAGCAAAAGACATTAAAATGTTTGATGTTCCTGCTGGTTGGTAAGGAGGATAAATAAATGACTGATGAAGTAACTGAAATAAAAGAAGATTGGAAAACCGATGAAAATGGAAACATTCATGTTACATTACCAAACGTGGGTGATTTTGTTTTTGGACGACCAAAGTTGAAACATAGAAAATTGGTTGCGAAGATTCTAAAATCTATACAACCAAGTCCCGAAACAACAAAACAATTAAAAATGATTGCGGATACTCATGGTGTTGATGTTGATGAGTTAGATACTGTTGATGAAGATAAGTTTTCAGAAACGGAAAAGGAAATTTTATCTTCTAATAATGATATTGAAAAGGTATCTGATCTATTGACTGAAATTTTATTGTGTACATTAAAAGAATCTCCATTCAAAACAATCAATGCAACTGTTCTTGAAGAGGAACTTGAATATACAGACGCTATAAAATTGATGCAACCTGGAATTTTCGCAATAAAGGAAGGAATGTTATCCCTGGCAGACCGAAAAAACTGGTATCAGCAATAAAACGAGGGAAACACCATCCAGAAATTGACTTGTACCTCTTGTGCGAGAAATTCGGTTGGTCAATAGACGTAGCCGAAGAACAACCCCTATGTAAAGTAGATATATTACTGTATATACACAACACAATAGAACACACCAAAGCAAGAGAAATCAAAAAACAACAAAACAAGGGAGGTAAATAATGACCGATCTTAAACTTGCTTTGATAATTTCTACTGTATTCAAGGGAGCAGATGCTTTCAACAAAGCTGATGGTGGATTAAAAGGATTTGGTTCAGCAATTTCCAAGGTTTCTGCACAATTAAAGGGATTAGCTGTATTAGCAGCATTTAGTTTTTTGAAAGAAAGTATTCAGCTTTGGGGAAATTATAGTAATCAGATGCAAGCAGTTCAAGCAACTACTGGTGCAACATCAGGAGAATTTGCTCAATTAGATGGATTGGCCAAAAAGTTGGGGGCAACAATGGGTGCTTTTACTGCAACAGAAGCTGCTGAATCCATGAAAATTTTATCGTTTGCTGGATTTGAAGTTAATGAAGTTTTAATATCAACACCACAAGTTTTAAAACTTGCACAAATTGGTATGATGAGTATGAGCGAAGCTGCTAATTTTTCTGCTAATGTATTAAGAGGATTTGGTCTTGATGCAGAAAATATGGCACACGTTGTTGATGTTATGGCATTAGCATTTACTTCATCTAATGTAACAATGGGCGAATTAGCACAATCCATGAGTTACATTGCTCCTATTGCTAGAAATGCTGGTATATCACTCGAAGAAGTAGCAGCAGTCATTGGTATATTGGGAAATGCTGGTATCAAAGGATCTCGTTCTGGTGTTATGTTGCGACAAATTTTATTATCATTACAAGCTCCGTCTGGTGGTGCAGCAGCAATGATTGATAAATTAAATATAGAATTGTTTGTATTAGATGGTGCAGCAAGAGATGTTCAAACAACATTAAGACAAAATAGAATAAGATTAGATGAAACAAAAATGGCAACAGAAGATTTAGAAAATGCAACCAAAGATTTGGATGATGCTATGTCTAAACTTGCACTCGATCAGAAAAAAAATAGTTTAGAAATAATGAAAATTCGTAATGATGCAATGGAATCAAATAGAGAATTAACAGCGTCAGAAGAAAGAAAAATACGAAGTTTAGAAATTCAAAATAATAGATTAAGAGAATCTGAAACAGAATTATCTATAGAACGAGATGAAGCAAGAATAGTAATTGAAGAAAATACAAGATCAATGGATACACAAAAAGAAACAATCAAGGAAAATGAAGCAGAATTTAATTCTTTAAAAGGAGAACTCCTTCCTTTATCCGAGATTGTTCGTAACTTTACAACTGCAATGGAAGATTTGTCTGTTGCAGAAGAAACACAATCATTGAGAACAATATTTAATGTTCGATCCTTGGCTGCAATGCAAGTTATGATGAGTGCAACAATAGAAGCATATGGAACCGGATCAGATGCAATTGCTGGTTTTACTGAAGATTTAGAAAATTCTGCTGGTGTAGCAGATAAAACATTTAAAATAATGGAAGATGGTGCTGGGTTAAGAATGAAAAAATTCACGTCAGCAGTAGAAGCATTACAAATATCAATTGGTGAAGCACTATTTCCTGCACTTGAAGAATTAATGCCAATAATGGAAGAAGACTTGTTTCCATTGATTCAAGAGGTTGGAATTCCATTATTTGTTGCATTTGCAACTGCCATAATAGATATATCAAGGGCGATTAGACCATTAACAAAATGGATTAATGAACATGAAGGAGCTGTTGAATTATTAATGTATTCATATATTGGATTAAAGGGCGCAATGGGAATTTTATCATTAATAAAAGCAGTTGAAGGAGGAATGATTGCATTAGGAATATCAACAAAGGTAACAACTGGTTTACAATGGAATTTAAATTTTGCAATGCTAGCAAATCCCATAGGAGCAACAGTTTTAGCACTTGTTGCATTGATTGCAATATTTGCAATAATGTGGGTTTGGTATGATGATCTAGTTAATATAACAAATAAATTAACTGGTGGAAACCAGGCATTATCAAAAATTCTTTTGTTCCTGATTGGTGGACCATTATGGTCAATTATAATCATTATAAAAGAATGGAACGATATAATGTCAATCCTTGGTAATATGTTTGAATGGTTTGGTGAAATTGCAAGAAATGTGTTGTTATCTGTTGGAGATTCAATATTCTGGTTAGGAGATAAAATAACAGGATTTTGGATTACTGTTGGAAATGTGTTTACAGATATGGTAGATAGTGCATTTGATTGGGGAAAAGATTTGCTTGATAATTTCATAGATGGTATGTTGAAACCATTTCATAGATTGGAAAATGTATTATCTAAAATTGGTGGATCAATTGGTAATGTTATGGATTATGATAAACCATCAAATGATAGACAAAAAGTTAAAGAAGGATCAGACATGATGGAATTTTTTACACAAGGAATAACTTCTGCGTTACCACAACTATTTAATACTTTGGGTGCTATATCTACTGGAATGGAAATGACAATAATGCCACAACCAATTGGTTATGGTGTTAATGTTCCATTGACTTCACCATCAACAACACAAACAATAGATTCTCATGATACTATTAAAGTGGAAATAAATGTAAAATCCTTGGATAATAACACAGATATTGAAAAACTAGGTGATAAAATAGCCGAAGATGTAAATAGAAAAAAGAAAAGAGGACTAGGAAATATAGGGAGATAATAAAATGGCATCACCAGTACCACCACAAAAAGAACTCACCGGAACAGCATATATATTAGCGGATTCATATATTCAATCAATCAATCCAGATACTAATTTTGGAACTCTTAATACAATGTATGTTGGTCATTTTGGTGTTGGAACATCCAAATCAAGACTTGTATTACGTGGAGAAATTCCATCAATTCCAGCACCAAATGCAACAATTGATAAAGTAGAATTATTCATATATAAAGGTGGAGATCAAATTGCAACAAGTATAACTTTAGGAATATATGAATTAAATGTTGGAATCACAAAAGATTTTGTTGAAGATGAAGTAACTTGGAATAAAAGTACATCATCACAAAATTGGATAATTGCTGGTGGAGATTTTGCTTCAGTTGCTATGGATAATCCAATTGTTGTTCCTAGTGATACTTGGGTGTCTTTTGACATAACAGATATAATAACAGACTGGGAAGATGAATATTTTGTTTTAATTAAATCTGAATCAGAAGATGTTTTGATAAATAATAATGCTTATTTTTATACCAAAGAAAATGCAGTACTTAAACCATACATAAAAATAACATATACAGATCCAGCTCCAGACAGAGTAGATCCAACAGCAACTAATGTGAATGATGAAAATAAAGTTACAGTTATTTGGTCTACATACACACCACCAGCTGATTTCGATCATTATCGACTTTATATGAGTGAATCATCATTTAGTGCTACTACTGATTCTGGAGTATATGAAGTTACTGGAAGTACAATAACAAATCCAGCTACAAAAACATATGATATTGATGCTGGTGTTGTTTGGAATTCAAATCTAGATACATTTGATAATGATAAATATTATTATATTGCTGTTGTATGTGAAGATTTAGAAGGTGGGGTACATTTAACAGATTTAAATGTAGAGGAAGTTCTAACAGATTGGTCACCAATAAGAATGACTTCTACTCAAATAGAACCAACTGTTCAGAATGGAACAAACTCAATTCTTTTAGAGTGGCCATTATATTCACCACCATCTGATATGAACACTGGAAGTTATGAAATTTATAGAGAAACAACAAATTTCATAGATGTCACAACTCCTAGTGTATTAACACCAATACATACTGTTGGTCCAGCAACACCACCAGATAAAGAATGGACAGATACAACTCCAGTGAATGGAACTTTATATTACTATGCTATTATACCAATAGATATAGATGGTTATAAACATGTAGATTTACTTGAAACAAAATCAGTTCTTGCTGAAATGAGTCCCCCAAAAGTAACTGATATGATATTGACCAATGATAGGGATGATAATAAACTCGTTCTTTCTTGGACAACATACGATTCATCTTTGGCTGATCTAGATGGTTATTATATATATCGTGATACTTCACCATTTTCAACTGTACCAACTCCCATGTCTGGAGAATTACTAGATATAACAAACCCAAATACTAAAACATTTGAAGATTTACAATCAGCTATAGATGGACCAAATAATAATCAGATTTATTATTATGCAGTAATTCCATATGATACTTCAGGAAATTATATAGATGAAGGATTAACTAATGTAAACATCACATCTGATTTTAGCCCACCAAAGATAACTTCTTTAATAATAACAAATGAACGTGAATTAGATGGTGTTTATCTTGATTGGGGTGGATATTCCCAAGATTCTGATGTATTGGGGTATGAAGTATATAGAAACACAATAAATTTTAGTGCCACATCAGGGGCTACATTAATTGATACAATAACTCCTGGTAGTTTGAAACTTTATTTGAACGATCAAGGAACTGGTTTCCCACCATCTGACGCAACACTTTATTATTATGCTGTTGTTCCATATGATGATGAAACAAATAAACACATTACTGGACTAACAACATTTAATTTAACAACAGATTTCAAACCACCAAGAGTAACTTCATTGATATTATCAAATAATATATTTTCAAACGAAGTAGAATTAGATTGGAATATATATACACATGATTCTGATACAGGTGGTTATTTAATTTATAGAGAAAATGGAAGTTTCAGTGATGTTAGTTTATTGACACCAATTTATACTATAGTTGGAGCAACAAATAAAACATGGGAAGATAGTTCTGCTATTTCTGGAAATACATATTGGTATGCAATAGTTCCGTATGATAATAATACACATAAATGGGAAATTGGATTAAGTTCGTTTAGTATATTAGCAAATTTCGATCCTTCAAAACCAACATTAGTATTATTAGATATAAATTCTGCGTTTATAAATATTGAATGGGGTGCTTTTTCTGGAGAATCAGATACAACAGAAATATATTTTCGTGATGTTGGTGCTCCGGGATGGACGACATTTACTAATTGGAATATTGATTTTGCAAATGAAGATGCAATGTTAGAATTAATTGAACAATTAACTATCACTGGAGTAGGATATTTTGAATATAATGCAGTAGATACCATACGATTATTTGCAAAGGGTGCTATTGATATAAATAATATTATTGTTGCACCAAAAAAATATATGACACACACATCACAAATGAGAGATTTTAATTTAACATTTGATTGGCAAGCTGAATCAGGAGCAACAATTTTGCAACTACAAACAGATGATGATTTTGATAATGATGTAACCCCATCATTTTATGTTAGATTTACTGTAAATAATAATAATACATTTACTGTAAGATATTTAAGAACTGGTATTGATTCTTCTTTCATAATTGCTGGAACAATTCCTTTGGATCCAGTTGCTGGATTCATATCCATAGAATACATAAAAAAAGAAGATCATTTTGAAATATGGGCAAACAGTACAAAATATATTGATATTGATGCATCAAATATTAGTGATTCAAAAGGACGATTATTATTTAATGCCAGAAATTCATATTCTGTTTTCAAATATATGGATATTAAAAACATAGAAATAGAACCAACATATTATGAAGAATTTTATCATGAGATTGTTTTACAAACAGATATTCATGAATTTGATCCAACACAAGATACTTGGCCATCTGGAAGAGACATGGAATATTATGTAAAACTGTTAGATGGAAGTGGAAACAATATAGATTCTGATATTGAAAATTGGCAAACAAATATTCCAATTCAACCAGTGGCAATAGATGCCACTCCATGGTATGCAACTGCATTTGGACAAACAAGGGCTATATGGGATTGGACAGATGATGTAACACCAGAAGAAGATTTTGTTAGATGGGATTTGGTTGGTGTAATAGAAGAAACATTGGTTCCAATAATAGATAGTCCTATTTTGGGAACAACATCTACATGGTCAGATGTAGGAGAAGATTCAGAAGGTATTTTAACAACAGATAATCCATTCGATTACATCACAGTTGGTGTAGTGGGTGTAGATACAGGTGGATTAAAGAGATTTTCAGCGGAGGGACCATAATGGCATATACCAAAGACTATGTAGAAACTACTTCTAGTGTCCAACCTATTGTTGGATGGAATAACACAGAAAAAGACATAATAGTATATGATGATTTTGGTGGAACAGGAGCACCAGACACAGCCGTATGGGATTATGATGTTCTTGGTGGTGCTTCGTATGTTGAAGGATCTGGATATTTAACAATCACCGGGGGAACAGATGATACAACAAAAATAACAGAATCAAACACACCAACATCACCATATATATATGATAATTGGAATCCATCTTTGGAATTTGGATTGAATTTTGTATCTGGTGGAGTTGAAGATAAAGATTTATGGGTGATAATTGGATATATTGGTGATGATGAACCATTTACTGCAATGAGAATTCATTTCTCACTAACAGAAACGTTTTATTATTATCACGAATTTAATAGTTTATTACAATTCCCAGATTCTCCGGTTTCTAACTTGGGTGAAGCTCGTTCTGATGGTGGTATTCCAGAAGATGAATGGAGAAACATCAAAATAGATGGAAGAATAAACCCTGGAAAATTAACTATATTTATAGAAACCGATAATACAGCAGCAGATACTGGTGGTAATGATTATGCAGTATATCCTTGGCAATATTTATATGCTACATCCTTGGAAGTTCCAACAGAATTGAGAAGAGGAAATTTTGGTCTTGCTCCAGTTTTACCAAGATCCACAAAAATATCATTTTGGAATCATTTAAGTTCTCCAACTGTATTAGAAGGCGGTGTGTTAGAAACGTTTGATGCAAGTCAAACAATACAAGCAAATTCACCGACACCATCATTAACAGAATTATTTGATGGTGCTGATTTGGGTAAATTTGAAAATGTTATTCATAAACCAATTGATCAAACTGTGGCAAATCCAATATTAAGTGAAATCACATTTCCAGAAGTATCAAGTACCGCAAGTACAGATAAATGGATGATTAGAACAATAGAGCAAACAGATATAGGATTAGATTCTGGATTTTATACTGTTGAAATGGAATGCACGATAAATGAATCTATAGCAGAACATCCATTCACTGGAATAGCATTACACGTTGGAAATCCAGACACAATAACCGGATTTAGAACAACCGTTCTTTCATCTTATCCAAATCGTGGTATGCACACTGGAATATTTTTAGGTCTTTGGTGGGGTGATTATGCAGAAATATCGATCATAAATGGACCCGATGCAAGAACAAAAATAAGTGATACATTAGGAGATATTGATACATCTGGTGCATTTACACTTATAGTAAAATTCACCATAGATTTAATTAGAATTTATGTAGATGATGGAACACTCGATCCAAAAACACCCATTATATCTTTTGATTTATCTGAATATGCTTATCCATCAAGAGGATTATTTGGTTTATGGCATGGAAGATTAGAATATGATGGAGAAACGAGTACATCATATGTATTAAAAGATGAATGGTTAGTAGATGAAATAAATCTATATGGACAATTAGAAACTGGTGATCCACTTGAGAACCAAGGCTTTTATTTTGATTGGGGAGATGATATAACAGATGGTTGGCAAACAAGTCCTTCTATTACACATGCTTATACATCTGAAGAAAATGCAATTACTTCTGTGTTCCCACTACAAATATATGTTACTGATAAATATAATTCACCAACATTCATGGCAACATCACAATATATTGGAAGAAGTTTTTGGGTACAAAATCAAATTCCAGTAGCTAATTTAATTGCACCAATCACGGGATTTGTTGACCAAGATACCTTTTTTAATGGAATTTTGTCCGAAGATCCAGAAGGTGGTTCGTTGATTTATTATTTCGATCCAGGAGATGGGTCGGGTGTTATAGTAACAAACAATCCATTAATTACATATGTATATCAAACAGCAAACAACCCATTGTTGGAATCCCCAAATAATGTTGGATTTACATGGGAATTTTGGGTACAAGATGATACTAATCAAGACAGTGAACATATATTTGGTACAATATATATTTTTGATTCCGAAGGAATATTCATTAGAATAGACCCTGCATTTGCACCAATGGGAATTAAATTATCTCGTAATCCCGGTGGATCAAACACAAACCTACCAGAAACAACACAATCTTTGGTACAACATACAAAAAGTGGAGGAAGAATATTTTCTGTAAGTGGAGAACATCATGGAAGTAGTTGTAATTTTACAACATTATCTAGAAATGAAGTAGATGCAGCAATGAAAGAACAAGCGGAAACAGAGCGAGATTTATTTGATTTTCTAGAATCAAACGGAAAATTAATAATTTGGTATTTGGAAGGATATGGAGATATAAAGGGTGTGTTGATGAATTATACATCAGATATATCCAGTGATGATCCCCTGGTGTATGTATATTCTGTAGAAGTTCATGAAATTGATCCAGAAAGATTAACGGTGTATGGACTATGAGTGATTTAGCAGTAGTTTCGGAAATACAAATATTCATTGATGATGACCCATTTTTTGATTTTGTTTCTTTTACTGTTAATAATACTTTAAATGCCCTTTCTGATGCCACACTAGTAATTGATAATACAAAGGGCAGAAATTCTGTGAGATTAATAGGTGGAGAAACGGTAAAAATATATGCTGGATGGGAACCAGGAACACCACAAAAAATATTTGAAGGAATAATATCAACCATTGAAATACCAATAGATTCTGGTGGATCTTTTTTATCTGTTCCATTAGAAGGAATTGGAGAAGTTTGGGAAAAAGAATTAACTGTAGATGATTTAATGGTTCCATATTCACAACAAATCGGAACAATCCAAACAATCATTGAATATATAAACACACAAACATCAAGACCAGCATCATTATTATCTTCGGCATCTGGAATAGACATTTCAATTACTTATGATTTTACAGATAGAGACGCATCATTGGATATAATTCAAAAATTGGCATCTATTGGTGGGTATGAGTGGTTTTATTCTTTTTTGGTTGGAACAATGCTATTAAGAGAACCACTGGAACTTATTGAAACAAATGTTACAAAATCATTGATCTTGGGAAGTAAAAAATATTATAATTATTTACCATCTGAAAATTATGCACAAATGATTTCCGATAAAGTAACTTTGGATATTAGTTCAATCATTAATAGAATTAAATATACATCTTCTGGTTTGACAGATGTTGTTTCATATTCACAAAATTCACATGATGTATATGGATTCTGGAGAGAAAAAACAATCAATGATGATACTATCCAAAGTCAAAGTGGATTACAATTAGCTGCCGATTCATTCATTGACATTTTTGCTGTTCCATTATATAATGTTGAGTTACAAACTTGGGGAATGAACGATGTTGAAGTTGGATCCATAGTTTACATAGATGATAGATTATATGGAACACAACGATTACCATCTAGAATATATCGTGTAGTTTCTATGACCCATGAATATTCTTCTTCTGGTTGGTTTTGTGATTTGGTTCTTGGAGAAGAAAGATACAATTTAGTATCAGTCCTCAATTCCTAGAGTGTCATTCATAAATCCCTTTGGACTGAATAACAACAAATTTTTCTTGTTTTTTCGAGTATGTAGTAATTGTTTTGGTATGTTTCTCTTAATGAATATGTTAATTTGTCTTGGAGCAAATTGATAATTTATTTTACCAAGATCAAATAATTCTCTGTGTATTTTCATATAATCCATTTCTTTTATCAATTCATTACAAATTGATTCTACAGTAGATGTATCAAAATCTTCTTTCATTGTCGATATTACCTCATTTCCTATGAATATTTGTAGATGTATTTGTTCATCAAAATTTAATGGATCAAGGAAATCATCAGTCAATTTACCATTGATTTGTTCTCCCAATCTGAAAAATTCTTTCATTGTTATTTTTCCTATCCGTTCTCTTCTTGCGCCAGTTAATGTTCCAACTCTAACCATTTTTATCCCTCTATTTCTTCATTTGACATATCAAACAACGAGAATAAGACAATTCTGGTTGTTTACATACACAATCTATCATGTTTATCATTTGCTTTCCGTATTCTTCGTTTATGGACATGTTTTTCATTCCTCTGCTTTATCCATTAACATTTTAATGAATTCTCCTTTGAGATTCTCAACTACTTCATCAGAAGTTCCATCTAATACTTGTGATGCGATTGCCATTTTTCGTTCAAGTAAATCTGCCATATATTCATCTATGGTGTCACTTGCTAACAAGTACCACGCAGTAACTTTCTTTTCTTGACCAATCCTATGAAGTCGATCTTCAGCTTGTGTTAAATCTGATGGCCTCCATGGAAGTTCCAACATTACAACATCAGAGGCAGCTGTCATAGTCAGTCCAATTCCAGCAGCACCAAATGTCCCAATTAACATTCGTATATCATCGTTCATTTGAAATGCTTGTACATTTGAATCCCTATCATTAATTGATTCATGACCAGTAACCTTAACAGCAATATCTTTAAATTCTTCATACAAAGCATCAACGGTATCGTGATGATGAACAAACACAACAACTTTTTCCATTCCACTATCTAGTGCGTTGTGTAACCACTCTCTTGCTGCTGGAAGTTTGGCTTTTGCGATTGTTTGTCTTAATGCACCAATTCTAACGAGAACTTCAGCAGTCATTGATCTATCTGCTTGTTTTTTTGTTTTTTTTTTTTCTTCTATCAAAAAATCTAACAAATTATGATATGCTTTATTATATTGTCTTTCACCATCACCACCCATACCAAGGATGATTGTGTTTCTTGTTTTTGCAGGAAGTTCATCCAATACATCCTTCTTCAATCTTCGTAACATACAATTTTCTGCAAGTTTAACATGCAATTCATTCAAATTAGATGCACCATTAAAATCCCATCCATATCCACCACGATTTGCACTACAGTAGGTGTATGCAAAATCCATGAAATTATCAAACACTGTTGGAGAAAGTAGGTTAACCGTTGTCCATAATTCAATTGGTTTATTTAACATTGGAGTTCCACTTAATGCAATCTGATGTGGAATAGACTTTGCTAAATCTATTGTACTTATAGTTCGTTTTGCTTTATAATTTTTAATGTAATGACATTCATCAAGGATGATGCACTTTGGGTCGATCTCAAGAATTTTATCTTTCCATTTACTAACCATTTCATAATTCAAAATAATGTATCTGTGACCCATTAATGGGGTATCGCCCTTAATTATTTTTCCTTTAAAATCATCTTTGGTAATACTTCGTATATTGGTGGATCCATTAATTATTATTACTTTATCTGCTTCTGTCCATTTTAATATTTCTCTTGCCCAATTATTTTTTAGTGAAGCTGGACAAACAACAATCACTGGTGTTTGTTCATTATGAAGTTGTGTCCACGCCAAAGATATTATTGTTTTTCCTAGTCCCATTTCATCTCCGATGAGAGCACGTCCTCTTGTTTTATCAATATATCTTACACCAGCAGATTGAAATGGATATAGAGTTCCACCAAGTTTAGGAATATCTATTGCATCTGCTGATCTGGTAGCTTTGGATGCTTCCATGAATTCTTTTCGTTTTTCTTTATTTAAATTGTATTCATCTAGTCTGAATTGTATTTCATCTTTTATTTTTCGTGATATTGCAATCCTGAATTTGTTACAAAACCCAATGATAATCTTTAAAACATTTTTGTTAATGATATTAATTGTCCAATTTCCTTTAGAATAAAATGTTCTTGAAAATACATTCTGAAGTTCTGTTCTAAATTTTGGGCAATTTATTCCATGATAATCTATAATAATAAATTGATTTCCAGAGATGTTCAATGATCCCAAAGGCATTGTTGATAAATCATCTACTTCTGGAACATCTTTGATTCTTGGCCAGTGTTTCTTAACAATGTCTATGGCTATGGTAGCTTCTAACATTGAAACTTCCCAATAATCATTTCTCCATGTTCTAGTTATTGTTTCATATTTTAATTCATTTATGAAATCTTGTTGATATGGAGCATAAATGGCCAACTTATCATTTTTAATTTCGATTCGTGGTACTCGCAATGTTTCACCTGTTGCAAGTACCACATAGTGATAGTGGTATATAAACCTATCTTTAATTTTTACCTTTACCTTTTTTATTTGTGGTTTTACACCCACCACGACCTCTATTATCTCTTGTTCCTTTTCCGCTTCCATCTTTCTTTGGTTTTCCTTTTGTTGCCATTTTATCTTTCTCCTTTTGGTTGGAGGCCATGATGGGATTCGAACCCATGAACAGTTGATTCGAAGTCAACAACCCTCTCTCTAACTAGATTACGAGGCCAAATAATTTAATACATTATTCCTTTAAAAAAATCAACTGTCATTAATTCATGAAATATTTTTTTCATTAAATGTATTGCATTTGGATGATTGCTTAATACTGTATATGTACTATCTTGTATAGTAATTTCATCAGTAATTTCATCTCTTTGTATTGACCATTTTGTTGTTATTATTTGATATGGACACCCTCCATTTTTAATAATCTCATCACTACTAATTTTAATGAGTATTTCTTTTGTTGGTCCTTCAGTTTCTGCTATTTCATGATGTCTTGTTATTTTTTGTTGTGTCATATTTTCGCTCTCCTATATTTTGGCGGGCATGGTAGGACTTGAACCCACGATGGACGAAGCCAATTGTTTAGACTACATGCCCATTAAAAGAAATTATCTAAACCTTTGGAATCAGATTCTTTCTTTTTAACACCTAATACTTCTTTTACTATTTGAACTTTACTAATCTTTATTTCATCTTCTTTTTCCATCTTTGGTTGATCTCCGGCTACCTTTGTTCGTGCTCGACTCATATCCCAAAATGTTCGTGGGACATTCATGGGTTCATTTATTTCTAACATTTTATAAATACCAAATAAATATTTCCATGGTCTATAGTCAGTTCCCTTTATTCTTCCTTTAATTATATCCAAGGATGGTATCAAATCCATGTAGTGATGACTATCGTGAAGATAAAATATAACTTTTCCTGGATCCACATCAAGGGATTTTCTGTTTCCAGCAAAATATTCATTTATTGCTGGTTTTTCTTCAAGATCATAAATGATTGGTTCTATATTATCGATAAGTTCACCTTCACTAACCAACTCAAGATTCGTGATAGCACTTCTAACAGAACCGCTTTTTTCAGCTATAGCAGTACAATCATCTTTGGAAATATCTAATCCTTCAGTTTTTGCAATTCGTAGAAGAAAGTTTGCAGTATCTCTAATAGATGGAACTTTCATGTTTATCACTGAACATTGTCCTTGGACACCTTTTGTAACTTTCTTTTTATTGTTACATATTAATATTATTGGTTGATATGACAATTTTATAAGTTTTGTTATCGCTCGTTGGGTTTGTCCTCTCACACCATCAACTTCATCCAAAACAATTAATCGAACACCATCTGTTCCTTCGGAAGATCCAACTTGAATAAATTTTTGTATTTCTTTGAAAACATCTGCTGTTCGTTCATCAGATGAATTCCAGGTTGCAAGTGGAATATCATATTGATTAGCAAGAGCTTCAGCAATAGTTGTTTTTCCGATACCCGGAGGACCACACAGAAGCAATGCTTTTGTTGGTGGTATTCTACCATTCATCCATGAATTCATGTACTCTATAATGAGTTTCTGGGCAGTTTTATTCCCAATGATGTTTTTTAGATTTTTTGGTCTATACTTCTCTGCAAAATGTTTCATTGTTAATCCTTTTCTTCCCATTCTTTTATAAGTTGCAATTCATCTTTGATAAATGGTGTTATTGTAACTATAAATCTAACTGGTTTTGAATGTTGTCTAAAACCAATTGCATGATCAGATTTTTTCCATTCACCATCAAAGATTCTTTGAGCACAATTGAATGAACAAACGGTCCATACACCAAAATTCCCACCTTTATTTATCCTTCTTTTATCAAATGTTATTATCATTTCTCCGGCTGGTGGATCATCGTTGCAATAAGATTTCATATCAAATATCTTATCACACGCATCACATACTTGTGCATATAGTGCTGGTTTCACAATTTCTGTTCGCATAACTTCTTTTTTTATTTCATCTCTTATTTTTTTGTTCACCAAAATTCCTCCAAAGATGATTGTTCTTGTCCCGATATAATTTCATCCCATGACAACCCCATAGTCTCAATGATCGGTGTTAACGGTCCTTTTAAGGCTCTCTCGACCATCTTATCATAGTCAATGACAATTCCATAGTCTGAAGGATTGTCTGTCCATTCTAGGGCTATTACGTTAGTTTCTGGAACACCCTTAACACCTTTAACATACCACCAATACGGTCTGTCACCATATTTGAAATTCTTTCCAAGATGTTCATTAGAAAATGCTGCTGCTCTTGCATGTATTGGAATTGTTCCTTTGTATGCCTTCGAACTCAATCCACATGGAATTGCTATTTCTTTGTCTAATTCACCATTGTAAATTTGTTGTCTAACATTCATGATTATCTCACGAACAACATCAATCTTTTCACCAGTAAGTAGAAGCATGAGTATTTGTTTTTGTATTTTTTGGGTTATCTTTGTGCTGTTTGATCTACGAACTTCATATCCCTTAATATCCATTCTATCCTCTATGGATTCTGTTCGTATTTTTCCTTCTTTCCATTTATATATTCCGGCATATCGCTTTTTTGATCCAGATTGAAGAAATCGTTCATATACTTTTTCCAATTCTACCTTAAAAACATGATTATCCTTTGCACCAAATTGGTCAGCAAACTCATCAAAACTATCATTCATTTCATCTTCAAGTTTCATTAATTTTTCAATGTCAAACTCTTTCAATTGAAACATAACAGAGTCAGTATCACCATAGATAATATCATATCCTTTATCGATAAGAAAATCAGCATTCCATTTAGCATGTAATCTACCAATTTCTGTAACATCAGAACCAATGTCACCATCGGCCAAACGGAAATTAGCTTTACCATCTTTTCCAACTGCACCCAATACACCATAGAATGAATTTATAAAATATTTTGTTGCATTTTGTTTCGACCACCATGTTTTATATTCTTTGGTTCCAAGATCAAACTTTACCATTTCTTCTTTCATTTGAGTCCTAGATTCAATCATTTCATTCATAATCATTGGAATTAAACCAAGTGGTTCTTTCAGATATTGATTCCCACTTGGAGCAGTATATACTTCATCATTGGGGTGTTCTCCAGATTCAACTCCTGTTTCTGGACTCATATTAAGTGATCGCATAACAGAAGGATATTCACTTTTATTATCTAATACTGCTACATTTTCAAAAATCCCTTTCTTTGGTTCAAATACTAATCCACCCGCTTCTATTTTTTTGGTTTGTATTATTCCACGTGATGGAATTTGAACATGTCCTTTAAGACGATGGAACAGATAAGAATCAACCAAGAATGAATTATAATTCCAATATTCATAGGGCGATCCAGCAAAACGGCACATGGCAGTATGAAAATTCAAAACATCTTTGAGTTTGTTTATTTCTTCTGTTAGATAAACATCTCCAATGTTATATGCTGCAATTTTTTCACGATCTGTTTCCCAAATTTTATAAATCCTCTCTATTGGAAGTTTACCAACACCTAATTCATTTTGTGCAACTTCTTCAAGATTATTTGGTCCAAGTGTTTCACGAAGAATTTTATATCCACCCATAACATCCATAACTGCGTATGGTTTTGGATCGAATTCCACATTGTTTATTTCCATTCTTTTTATAATATATGGCCAATCAAAATTTTTGAAGTTCCAACCAGTAACTATGTCAGGTTGTGTCATCATAAGAACATTCTTGAATGATATTAACAATTCTGATTCTGTTTTTACTGATTTTATCGTTACATCTGGTTCAAATCCAAACTGTTTTTTAAATTCTTCAATGATTTTGTCATTATCAACCTCATCTAAAGTAACCAATAAATATTTCTTTTTAAATGAATCCCAAAGAGTGAACATAACAATTTTTTGTGGAGCTTCTTCTGGATCTGGAAAGGGTCCATCGTCCCAAGTTTCAATATCAATCACAGCATAACGAAAATCTATACTATAATCATCTGCAATAGGAATTATATCTTTTGGTTCTAATAAATTTTTACCTTCTGGAACACGAATGGTGTTTTTTATTCCACAATCATATCGAACACGATCAACCCATTTAATATCCGCTTCCCAATGAGTGAAAAAATGACTTTTTACTGCTGGAATCTGCCCAGGATGATTTACAAATAATTTTGTGAGTGGTTCATTTTTAAGTGTTTTTCCTGCACCAACTTCATAATGTGTTACTTCTGGTATTGATTTATCATACTTTTCAACAAACATATATGGTTTTAATCCAGTGATTGTGGCAGACCATTTTTCACCATTTTCATCTCTACCAAATATATCTACTCCATTGAATATTGATCTATTGTTGGTATTTGCCATTTTTGTTACTAGGATTTTCATGCTTTTCCTCCTAAAAATAATCATTTAATGTTTCTGCATCAGATGTTGCTTGTTTTCTTATAATTGATTCATAGTCTGGATTTATCTCAAATCCCAATCCAATTCTTCCAGTTTCTCTACATGATCTCATGGTGGTTCCACTACCAAGGAATGGATCTAAAACTATATCATTTTTCTTTGTCATTCGTTCAATCAACCATGTACTCCACCCAACAGGTTTTGGACATGGATGACCATTATCAAATGGTCTTGGTCCACAATAGAAATAATCATGCATTTGAACACCTTTGTTCTTGCCATATACAATTATTGCTTCCCAATCTTCAAATCCAAGGTTTCCCCTTGTACCAGGTGAGCCTTTGTACCAACATATTAACCAATATGGTGTATGATTATTGAAATACCAACCAAGTCTTGTTTGTTTCCCAGCTGGAAAAGCTACCATTTTTCCTATTCTACATGCTTCTGGTATAAATTTATCCATCAATTCAAACCAATTATTTTCTGTATCATCATAAGTATCACCGTAATCAATACCAACACCATAAGGTGGATCGGTCAACACCAAATCAATACTATTGTCAGGAATATCCTTCATCCCTTCCAAGCAATCCATAATTGCATATTGTTCTTTATGTTTCCACCAATTTGGTAATTCCATCTATTTCCCACCAATAATTTTGACTATTCGACCAAACAAACACCTCAATTGAAGAAGTTCATTTCCGCCTTCAGCAATGTAGTGATCGGTATCAGAAATTGCTATTATACATGCTATCTTTTGATCTTTAGTGAATTTCTCATCGACATCTCCAACCATCATATCATAAAGAGAATCCAATATTTCAATATATGAAAAACCACCCTTGTAATACATTTGAAACAGTGTTGATTCCCAAAATTTCATGTTACCACCGATGATTGCTTGTTTGAGTTTTTCAAGGTCATCCTTAGTTGGTTCCTTGAGAATTTCCAAAACATCTTTGGTAGTAATAATATCTCCACCAAGAGAGAACATATCCAAGTATGTCATTGCTCTTCTCAAGCTACCTTTACATGCCTTTGCAACAATATCAACAGCATCATCTTGTATTTTGTAGTTGAATGTGTTTGTAGATTGTGTTGTTATAAATTTAACGATTTTATCTTCTGCAATAGGTTCAAATCTAAATATAGCACATCTATCTTGTAAAGGAGATATAATTTTGTTTTGATAATTACAAGATAATATAAAACGGCAAGTTTTGCTGTATGTTTCCATAACTCTTCTCAATGATGCTTGTGCATCTTTGGTCATGTGATCTGCTTCATCGAGGAAAATTATCTTAAATTCTATATCATCGTGCATTGAAGATACTGGAGCAAATCCTTTAACTTTGGTTCGTACAACATCAATTCCACGCTCATCTGAAGCATTCAATTCTAACCAATTGTTCTTCCAACCATCTCCATACAACTCTTTGGCAAGGGCAATAGCACACGTTGTTTTTCCTGTTCCCGGAGGTCCGGCAAACAAGAAATGTGGAATATTACCACGTTGAACATATCCTTTCAATCTCTTTACCACATGATCCTGTCCAAAGACGTTTGATAGTTGTGTTGGTCTGTATAATTCTGTTGCCATGTTGTTCATGTTATTCACCGTTATTAATTTTTATACCTTCGTTAATATTTCCAACAACTTCTGTATATGTTTCTATATAAAAAGGTAATATGAAACCATCGGTTTCCAAATACCATCCATTACCAGATATATTATCTCCATACTTTTCATCATTATCGTATTCTCCATGCTTAACCATCATTATAGTACCAACAATTTTACCATCAATCACATGTCCAACATAATCACCCTCACATATGTTAACATCATTTTTATCTCTACGATTAGAATATTGTTGTGATTTTTCTTGAATTTCTTCTAATGATTTAGTATCATGTATATCACTTGGCAACCCATTAAATACCAAATGTTTTCCATGTTTTACAAAACCCCAATAAAAATAGTTTTCACCTAAAAATATTCTAAATTTTATTTGTTTCATTGTTTCATTCCTCCAGCAATTCTGGGTTTTCAAATGATGTACCAACTTTTACTATTTTTGTTGAAAATGTTTTAGAATCCATATGTTTATATATTGGCCATTCATCATGCATTGTTTCAACAACCATTACCATTATAATTTTATTATATTCACCAATACCAGATCTTATAATTAATAGTGTTCCATCAGTTGTATCTTTTATTATATCTTCCTCGAACAATTCTACACCATTCATATCCGTTTTATTATATGATTGTAGAAATTCAATATTTTGAAAATCTGCTAGATTTGAATCATCGTGATTCCACAAATCCCAAATACTAAATGGTTCAGACATAATTTTTTCATCCTTTTCCCATATTTTTAATCTTATATCTTCAGTCATTTCATTCCTCCTTTGTAGTTATTCATATCATCAATTTAAACTTTACCATTCAATTTCATCATCTTCATAATGAATAATATTATACCATTTTTCTGCTTGTTTGCCAATGCCTTTTATTTCTTTCATTTCTTCTATGGATGCACCCATGAATTTTTCTATGGATCCAAAATGATTCAATACTATATTGGCTTTCTTACTACCCATCAAAGGAAAACTCTTTAAAATAGCAAGTTGATAATCTTCTACCTTTGCTGTTGGTCGTATTGCAGTATTTATTCTACGATCTTTACCATCTGTTAGTTTTTCCATAGATTTAATCATGATTTTCATCGCCAATTCTTTGTTACTCAAGAAAATTGGTGGAATTCCACGTGCTATCATACTTGCAATCGTGCCAATGAAAGCGTTTTCATGCATTCCTTTTTCTTCAGAATCCGAATTTATTGTTTCTTCATATAGTTCATCTAAATTCTTTCCTACAATCAACAATGGATATTCATAATTATCTCCTAATTCTTGTAATTGTTGAAACATTTTTCTTCCTGTAACCGAAGATAGAAAATCATCTTCTTTATATTCAACACCAACTGGTCCAAAAACATAATCTCCAACTTCTAACATTACAACTTCACTTTCATCAACCAATGATTTTGCAAGATTTATTCGTTCTTGTGTTTCTCGTATGTCAATTTTTAATTCCATTTTAATCACCAAAATTTATCCATGGATTGTATTTCTATTTGTTCATCTTTGGTTATTTCTTTATTATTGATTCTGCAATCAATTATATCTGCATATTCATCTGACATTTCAAAACCCAATCCAATAAATCCTTCGTTTTGACATGCAACGATAGTAGTTCCACTACCCAAAAATGGATCTAACACAACACCTTTTGGTGGTGTTACTAATCGTACAAGATATTCTATTAATTTCAGTGGTTTAACTGTTGGATGAATATTACCATTTGATACATTGTGTTGTTTCCATGATTTTTCATTTTTATGTTGTTCATTTTCATCTGTTAGAGTTTGCCAAAGATGGTGTTCTATTAATTTTCCATCTAACCAATAAAGATTTTCACAACCAACATTTCTTTCAGATTTTGATGTTTTGGCTAAATAAAAAAATCGTGATGCTGAACCTGAATCATTTCTTGGAATTAATTTGCCCCTTCTTAAAGGTGTAACGTTTCCTGGTTCACCAATTGATGCATTACCATTCCCACTACCACTTTTTGTATCAGGAAATAAATCTAAAACTTCTTCACTTCCATCATGGATTAGGTTGGCTGGGAATCTTCCTTTTGTATTATGTAATTGTTGTATTTCACCAGATGAATTATTTTTATTTTTTCCTATTTCTAATCCACTTTTAGCTTTATGTGAATAGTTTTTTCCTATTCTATTATCATCATTATTTAAATATTCAACTCTACAACCATCAATATTAATTCCACCAGTTTCCCATTTCAGCACATTCTTTGCAACAGTTTTCTCACCAAGTGGTTTTCTTGCAACCGTTATAGGTTCCATGGCGGGTTTTAGCGCAGTGCCCCATCCTTCCCATTGTGTTACTCCTTTTGTTAAAATTTCTTTCCCATATCCGAAAATACATTTATTATTTTTATTTGCGTCTGCTCCTGCAAAAGTTACTCCGTGTTTTGCTTTCTCAACATTTCCTCTAATCTTTTCTCCAACAATTTCTCTTTCATTCCCTTGTAATTTATCAACCGATTTTCCGATATTGTGAGATTTAGGAAATCCTGAACCATACACCCAGCAAATCATATCCCTGATTTCAAATCCAGCATCCTCTATAGCTTGTGTCATATGATGATGTGTTCGTGTCCCTGCAAATGAAAGTAAATAACCACCTGGTTTTAACACTCTAATTGCTTGAATTGTCCAGTTTTTGTGGAATTGTACTATTAGAGATTGTATAAATTCCTGCTTCGATTCTGGGGTGACATTTGTTACATAAAGTAATAAGGTTATCCATTGAATTATCTTGTGTTTCACAATATTTTCGTTTGTGATGTGCCTGTATTTCCTTTTTTTTACAGTGTTTTCCACAGTATTGGCAGGTATAATTATCTCGTTCATATACTCGTTTTCTAATATGTTCCCAATCATCCCCCCGATAACATTTTTTATCCTTACTTCTTCCATCAATAAAAGATGGGTTTCTTTTTCCGAGCATATTCCCTCTATGGGAAATTTCAAAACATGTTCTGCTACAGTGTTTTTGAGATTTTTTTCTATAAATGAAATTGGTACTGCAAACAATACATTTTCGTTCTGGTTTTCTATAACAGTCATATGGTTTGGATACGACTCTTTCAACATATCCAATACTTCGACCTTTGTAAGAACAATCCCGTGAACAGAATTGATATTTGCTAATGATTTGGCTTTTATATCGTGTGAATTTTTTTCCACACACTGAACATTCACAATGGATTTTGTTTTTGCTTGGTTTAGATGCATATTGACATTTTCTTGAACAATATTTACCTCTTCCAAATTTGATTCTGCTCGACACGACATAAAAAATCGAACCACAGTTTTTGCAATTTCGTTTGATTTGCATACTATACTATAAGCATTACTAATATTTAAACTATCCCATTTCTTTCCCATAAAACCAAAACCACTATTGTTAACAAGAAAATAAGGTGGATCAGTTACAATTGCATCTATACAATTATCAGGTAATTCTTTCATCCCATCAAGACAATTCATTATTTTATATGATTTATCATCATTCCACCATTCTGGTAATTTATTCATTCTTATTCCTCCCAATATTTTTCGCATTCCTTACCAACACAAAATCCTTTCTTTTTAATCCAATAACAAGTTGGCAATTTATATTCTGGAACACGATTATAAATGTGATTAACTTGATAACGCATTGTTTCAGTGTTTCCTATATCGATCCAATTCAAAGATAAAAATAACTTGTAAATTTTCCCAGGAGTAAATCCCAAGGATTTTAGATGAACAACTGCTGCAAAACGTGCATCATGATTTGGATTATCTTTAAGAAGTTCGTTGTGCATACATTTACGAGGAAACAAATTCTTTATGTAATCATTGGATGGTTTTACATATTTTGACTGTTCTTCCTCTCTTACATATTGTCTTTGACTTACTGTTTCGATCTTAATATCAAACGTCTTTGCAAATTCATGTAATTTCAATTCTGTTTTTTCAGAATATGCTGGTTGAAATTCTTCTTGTATTTTCTCTGGTTCTATTGAATATTCAATAATATCATTGATTGACCAATGAAGGATTTGTCCAGGTGTTAGAGGAACACATTTTGTATCTCCCATGATGATTTTTCTGGTTTTTTTCTCGGTTTTTGCATATTGAGTATACCACATTCTACACAATCGTTTTGAATCACCAAAGATTCTTTTATCTGCTGTTCTTAATTTTAATTTTGTTGTCACCCATTGTTGGATGTTTCTAAAATATTCACCAAGACCAGTGTTGATATTATAAATTTGTGGTTCCAATAAAATATAAAAATGAAATCCTTTACCTCCACTAAATGCAGAAGCAAATGGAAGTCCTTCTTTTTGTGCCCACTTTACTAAATATCGACAATCTAACAAGGCGTTTTCTGGTTTCTTTTCATCATCAAGATCAATGAAAATCTTTGATACATTCGTGGTTAATGGTGTTCCAAATGCCCTTTCAACTTTAGGATAAGAATTGTGGGAAGTAAAACAAATAGTTTGGCCATTAGAATCATTGATAAATTTATCCAATTCATCTTTGGACCAAACTATTTTTTGGAATGGTGATCCAACTGCTCTTGGGGTTTCATTCCAAAATGTGTCTATCATGCTGTACCAGCTCAATCAGATAATTCTTTTCTCGGTGCTACCATGAATCCAACTGTATAATCTTGTGTTTCTTTCACTACCCATAATGGGAAGTTGGTTTTACCATGCAATTTCACAACACCGTCCAAAGAGTTGAATATGACTTCAAATCCTTCAGCTAATATAACATCTAGGTTCTCACCTTCAACCACCAGATTATCAAATGTAGACGTTATTGTTGCACTATCACGCCTTGTTACATCTCCAACTGTTGGTGTGAATTTATTTGGTGTTTGAAAACTCAATGGATAAAAATACTGTCCTACCAGTTGAGCACGTTTCATGAGTTCTCTCATGATATTTACATCGATCTCAACAATTGTTGTTGCTTTGATTGTTCCTTTCTTATATGATGGAACATTATCATCAAGTTTGAAAGGAATAACATCAACCTTTGAGTTGACCAATTCTGGATCCGTTGCTGGTATTGTTGCTTGATCTTTTGGTCCGATGATCTTGATCGTGTGTTCTTCACATTCAACTGTAATTTCATCATCGGGTGAAAAAAGAGTGTTCATATATTTCAACCATGTAAGAGGACTGATTGCAATTGACATTCCTTTCTTTGTTGTTTTTACTGTGAAATTTCTGAATTCAGAAACCAAAAAAATTGTTCGGTCTGAATCAGTAGCTTTACAGTTTATGGTATCTGTTGTAAGCTCCAGAATAACTTCACCAAAATATGTTTTCCTAGATTTTGTTGCTCCAACTAACATATCTAACATTTTTATAAATGTTGATTGTTTAGCTGTTATTATTGTTTTTGTCATTCGTTTCACCACTCAATATCTTCTTCATCTTCTGTCATTTCTTCTTGTTCTGTTATTCCATTTGAAACTTCAATTTGTTCCTTTTCTTCTTTTGGAATTGTTTCTTTTTCAGAAGATGTTGAATTCCATCCAATGTCATCTTCACCATCTACATCCTTTTCGTCATTGGGCAAAATTGGTAAATCTATTTCACGAACATTTTTATCCGCTTCCTTGATGGTTTCGATTGCTTTTGCAAATCGTGAGAATGTTGGATTTTCAAGATGAACAAATGTTCTTGATAATCCACGATTCTTTATCAAATCTGCAAAGTATCGAAGATTTACATCTTCTCCTTCTGTATATTTCCGAAGATGATAATCCACTCGGAGGATGTTGTCTTTTTGACCACCTGGTTTTGGTTTTCTTGTTTCAAACTCACTTTTTGTTGGTGTTGCCCAAATATAATGGAAATATCTATTTGATTCAAATTTCATATCTTCCAATGGATCATTATGCAATGGATTTATAATTCCATAATCTGATATTTGATCAAATGTTGGAACAAAAGTATTATTTTCTATTGCCTTTTTTCTTCGCAAAATAAGAAGTTTTTCCATTGTCATACCATAAGAATCTTTGGTATATTTTTCTCTCGCCCATTCCCAAAGTTGGTGCATATTATCAACAAACAACATTCCTTTATTTCCAGTTTTTTCATTGTGTTCAATCAATACTGGTTTGAATTGTTCATACGATCTTAAAAAACTTGCAAAATCCTTACAAGGTAAATACAAAACTCTATCACGATGTTGTGGTTTTACCCTTCCTTGTTGCAATAATGGTGTAACACCATCATCTAAATCAATGATACATAAAAGAACATCTTCCGGTTTTTTTCCAAGGTCCTCAATTTCATAATTAATCCATCCAAGAGCGAAATCTGTTTTTCCAGAAGCTGATTCACCATCTATCATTATTTTCCATACTCTATCTTCAACCAATGATGAACCATTAACAATTGGAACCTCATTCATTACTTCAATTTGTTCTTCTCGTTCTTCAGTACCATCTTCGATTTCATCTTTAAAATTTTCAAATCCCATATCATCACCTAGAAATCTGTTAAGTCTATTGCATCATCAGAAGTTGTTTCTGATATTGCTTCTGACGCTGCTTCTCTCATGACTGATGTATCAGACTTTTCTATACCAAGGATTGGTACTATCAATTCTGCTCTCATACTTGGGGTTGGATATTTATCATTCATGGTAATAACACCAATGAAATACAAATCAGAACCTTGTTCCCATTTCACAAGTGATGGATCACACATAATAGTCATTTCTGACCCCTCTGGATCCTTCTTTAACTCTTCTGGAGTAACAGTATCATCTATGATTTTGATTAATCCCAAATCAGTTCCAAGTTTTGTACTGATTACAGCTTCACTTCTAACACGACCACGAACCATCTTTAGTTCATTTCCCTTGCTAGTATTTAGTGATGCTTCTGATAAACGAATCAATCTAAACAATTTTGGAACAACTTCCTTGAGTGGAGGAATGTTTAGTTCTATTGATTCTGGAATTATTTTGTTATTCAATGACAACTGAAGGTATCCCTCTTTTAGTCCACCATTTAATTTCATTTTATATGATTTATTCAATTCAATCATAGAAAGGGTTTCGGTTGCATCATCCCAGCATGTTATTTTAGCAAATGTTGGTTTTGATTTGTCACCAACCTTTGCAAATATTCCATATATGTTTGCAATCTTTGCTTTTCTGGCTGGTTTATCTCCTTTTGCTTTAATATCAATTTCCTTTGGAACAGTCATATGAACAATTATTCCATCATAATCATCTCCCATAGCACTAAAGGAATCTGCCATTCTTGCTTTCAATATTTTTGCTGCTTGTCTGCATCGTTCATCGATGTCATATTCAGCCAGGTATGATTCTTTAACGATCTGTCCAAATTCCTTTTTGATCATTTCCATATCAATTCCCATGGCTGTAGCCATTCCTGTCAATTCTGTTTTTACATCCGTTGGTACTTTCATGTTTTTCACCTATTGTTATTTTTCTTATGTTACTAGACCAATATAAACTTTGTTCTCATTTCTTTGGTAATTTAAGAAAATGAACATATTTAGTAAGTCCTTTCTTTTTTCTTTCAAACATTCCTGCTTCTATTGCACGTTCTATTCTTTTTTCTGTGAGTGGTCTACTTACATCCCATTGATTTTGCAATAAATTTGAAAGTGTTGGTAATGGAACCCATCCAGTAGTGAATTTTTCTGCTACCAAAGCATCATAACATTCTTTCATAATTCTATATTCTGTTATTCTTTTTTCATGTTCTTTTGGATTATCTTGAACTGAATCTTCTATATATGAAACTATTTTGTTCCATATTGGAATTATGAAATTCTTTGCATAAGCAACATCTTCGGATTTCATTGTATTGTCCAATCTAAAGAACATGTGATGTGTTGCAATTTTATAAGTGTGTTCTAAATATCTATGAACATATTCTTCCAATTTCTTTTTTGGAAATATAGATACTTCATCAAGTGGATTAAATATATCATTAACAACAACCTCCATACCATTTATTGCATCATCCGAAATATTAATGTGTGGGTTGCTTTCAATGTGCTGGTTAACCACCAATAACCTATCTCCTATTTCTTTCAATGAATATTTTCCTATTGGTTTTTTCCCAAGATTATGCACAGAATAAAGAGCTGTTTCAAGACGATCTTGAGAAGTTACATCATTGATAACATTAATTTGTCGTTGTAAAAATCCACGCTCAACAATGACTTTAAGTAAATTCTCTGGGAGATAAGAAGTTAAAAGTAACGAAAATTCTGGATTACAAACAACTGGTTCTGGACCAGAGATGAGTTTTTTCACCAATTCATTATCTTTGGTTCCCATTGTATTCATTGCTATCTGATAGTAAGTCATGGTATTTTTTGCATGTGGACTAACTTTTGTTGAAAATAAAACTTCGGCTTCATTCATTGCAATTATATGTATGTTTTGTGATGGATGTAACCAACCAGGCAATAATGTTTTTACTATTTTTTCTCCCTTTTTTGGAATATAGATTGTATTTTTTTCCCATGATCCTATCAATGCAGCATCTGTTATTTCTGTGATTGGTTGATAATTCAAATCTAAATATTGACATAATTCAGCAGCACCATTAAATGCCCTACCCTTACCACTACCTGAACTTTGAAACACTGTTCCATGAATCCGAAGATCAAGTTGTGTATCTAACACATTAAGTCTTACTTTTTTCATTGCTTGAAGTTGCCCAGATACAACATGCAATACTAATTTATCAGTATGTGGGGTATTCCATACCTTTTTACCAAACACTACTTCAAAATCTTCTATTAAATGTTTACCATACAAATGTCGTTCACTTGGTAATGGTGGATAATGATATGTTGGCACAAGATCTTGCCATACGGAAGATGTTTCGTTTGTCATTAAATACTCCTAGAAATAATCTCCTATAGTTTCAGATTTAGATATTGTCCTATCTCTAATAATGGATTCATACTCTGGGTTAATCTCAAATCCCAACCCTATTCTATTGGTTTCCTTACATGCTAAAAGTGTAGTACCTGAACCCAAGAACGGGTCTAGGATTATATCATTTTTCTTGGTCATTCCTTTGATTATATGTGAATATAATTTTGTTGGTCTTCTACATGGATGATTAACTGCATCTTTATCGTTTGGTTTTGTGTTTTCATGTATAAGTGTATCAGAATATAGTATTTTTCTGTTTAATATATTTTGTTGTGGTTTTCCTTTTGTTAATAATAATGCTAATTCTGTACGATTAAATAAAACCCAACCAGACAATCCTCGTTGACCAGATGGTTTATTCCATTTAAAAAAATGATGATGAAACATTAAATTGGTATTTTTAACTGCATTTAATATTGAATATATTTTTTTATCGCCAGTAAATATTATTATTGGTTTTCCATTTTTTATGATACGTTCAAATTCTAATAATCTTTTTTCTATCCAATATGAATAATCAGAATCATTCATAACATCATTTGTATTTTTACCATAATCTATACCAACATTAAATGGTGGATCAGTTAATATTAAATCCACACTGTTATCAGGAATGTCTTTCATGCCTTCTAAGCAATCCATAATCACATAATTTTCCTTGTGCTTCCACCACTCTGGTAATTCCATTTCAACACCTATTCAAATAAATTTATGCCATTTCTCCAGTTCATAAATGCTTCCGGTTGATTGTGTTTTAACATTTCAATTATAGATGGACTATTATATTCTGCATCAAAATCACGCCATCTTTTTCTAATTGTATTCATTGTTTTCCATGGAGTAGAAACTAATCCAGCAGATTCTATTGATGGAATCATCCCACCAATTCTAAATTCTTTTGCTAACATTGATGTTGGATATACCATACAAATATAAGAACTATTGCCAAAGAAATTGTTATTTTCTATGAATTTTTGATTATTTTTTAGTGTTTGTTCTCTTTCTCCAGGTAAAAACAAAAGCAAATTAACAACCAATTCTATTCCTTCACGATTACAATTGTTTATAGCCTTATTAATAACAGTTTTAGTCAATGGTGAATTTATGTTTTTATGTATTGGATCATTGTATGATAAAACATCTAATTCGATTGTTCTATATCCAATATCATGAAGTTTTAATACTTGCTTTTTATTTTGAAGATGTTTTGGATTAATTTTTCCTGCAAAATATAAATCTAAATCTTTGAGATTTTTATGAAGTAAATTTAAATTGACCCAATCGAAATTTATTTCATCTAATATAACACATTTACCACCCATATCATGTATTATATTTAGTTGGTCAATAATTTCTCGTTCATATTTATATCTATCATTGTAATTATTATTCGGATTAAATGTATTTCTGTTGTTTGAAAATGAATCACGGTATGTTAACATCTGTATTGTTTTTCCACCATTATCAAAAAAATACAAAGAATCCATTGAATTTGTATATTTAAATGATTCTACATTAGGAACAACCAACTTATTTTGATTCACTGGAGATGCAGTTTGAAATTTTTTGATTTGTATTCCATTATCAAATTGAAGAATTAAATTTGGTACTGCTGTTTCACCTTCTCCAGCAACATTAAAATTAAACCAAATTGGTGGTTTCTCAAACATTGAGTGTGTTCCAAACAACACGGATCTTGTTTTTAAAGATTTTAAAAATGGTTTAGACAAACACGTTGTAATATTTTCAAAACTACTTAATGGGGTATCATAATCTAGGTGTGTTTCTGTATTAACAACTAACCAATTGAATGGGATTTCTTTCAATAATCTATCTCTGGTTTGTTCAATTGTTAGATTTTCATTGTATGCATCTATATGAACAACATCATAACCATTATTTTTTAATGTTTGTCCAATGATGAGATTTGATATATTATCTATCTTGCCATGTTGTTTATATGATGGAGTACCAACTAACAAATAGGTTTCGTATGGATTGAAAAGTTTAGGTGGGTTCAGAATTACAACCTTCATCTTAATCCTCGGATAACTTGGTTGTATTTCATCCCGATCTTCTTAATATCATAATCCCTAATTGCTACTTCCCTATTATTTTTCCCAATTTCTTTCAATTTATCATTATCATTTAACATATCTTCTATGGTAGATGATATATCATTTACACTTGTATCACTCAAAAACCCATTTTTCTTGTGTTCGACACTTGTACTAATTTTTCCATCAAATGCAAAAACTGGAAGTCCAGAAGCAAAATATTCTGGAACAACCATTGGACAATCATCATTAGCAGGATAAATACCAACATCAGCTTGTTGCATTATATCCGGCATATCAGAATGTGAAAATGGTCCAATGATAGAAGTGTGTTTATATTGACCTGTGAGAGCTTCTTTACTTGGCCCATCACCTACTATACCAAACTTGATTTGACCATCAAATTCTTCCACTACATCACATATATTGACAAGATTCCGTGTCCACTTTGTTATTTTTCCAGCATATATCATTGTAAACACATCTGATTTATCTGGAGATTCACCAGGTTTGAACATTTCTGTATCTACTGGTGTTGGTATGATCTCAATGTTATCATTGAATTCTTTACAAAATTCTTTTCCGCATTCAGTTTTAACAACAACCAATTTAACACGTTTTAATATTTTTTCAAGGTTGTGTTTCATTAAATGGTATCCACGATCCATTCCATGTTCTTCTTTGCGGATTTCTGGATACCAAACAGAAAAATCAAACACATCTATGGGACCATCATTAAATGCAAATAATGGACTATCTGTGATTGTTACATGATTTTTCTCTATCCTACCATTCATTCTCTTTGTGAATCCATAGAGTGTAGAAAATTGTGTAATAAAAATTCTATTTTTTCCTCTTTGTAGTTCATGTAGAATATGATTTCTCCGCTGTGGAAAATTATAATATCGTCTGGGTTCATTAAATAGTGACTCACCAAATATTTCCTCTCCAAGATAATGTATGTCCATTCTTATTCCTTCTTTGGTTTGAATTTTATCCTCAATGATGGTTTACCAAATGCGTTTGTTCCAGAATCTATGATTTGTTGTTTATCTTCTGGTGATAATCTTCCACTCTTTAAGACCTTATCAACTTCACCCTTTTTAACATCCATAACCATATAAAACAATCCATACCTATCCAACACAGCTTTTACAACAGATGGATCATATTTTTTCATTTGTCTGGACCACATTGTGACATTGGCTGCATCAAATTCTTCTTTCCTTTTTTGATTGGATTCCAACCAATTTTTTATAGAAGTTTTTATATCTTCTTCAACTTGTCCAAGAGCACCCAACCTAGCATCTATTTCTCGAAGTTGTTCAAGACGATCATC